TTCCACCATCACAAGGGCAAGATTATAATTCATTAAGAAATAAGCCACAAATTAATTCAGTCACTTTACAAAACAATATTTCTTTATCTTAGTTAGGTTTACGTTCTATTTTATATGGAACTACAGAATCTTGGAATTCACAAAGTACTCTAATAGGCGAAGAAGGTACTATATATGTTTATTCTGATTATAGAACTATTATAATTGATGGTATAGAAAAAACCATACCAGGAATAAAAATAGGTGATGGTATGGCTTATTTAGTTGATACACCATTTATTACTCAAGTAACACAAGAAGCATTGTTTTAGCATATATCTAATTCAGAAATGCATACTAACTTAGCTGAAAAAATTTTTTGGAGTCAAAAAATTACAAGCTTTATTGATAATCAAGACCCAGAAAATTTAATTCTCTCTAATTTGTAAGGAGAAAAACATGGCAGACATAAGTAAAATTACTCTACCATCTGGTAGTACATATAATTTAAAAGATCAACAAGCAAGAAATGATATAGCTGCAATTGAAGGTGCAATATCTGGCGGAGTTACTTTTATGGGAGAAACCACAACTCCATTAACTGATGGCGCTACTACAGCATCTATTGTTATTAATTCTACAACAATTACAGCAATAAAAGGATTTTTAGTTGTTTATAACAGTAAAGAATTTATTTTTGATGGTACTAAATGGATTGAGATGGGTGATCTCAGTCTTATTGGCGATCTTGGTTGGAAAGATTCAGCATCTGGTAACTTTACACCTTCAGGAGAAGTTTCTCAACCTACTTTTAGTGGTAACGAATTAACTTCCACTGGTAATTTTACCCCAAGTGGAAATGTTACTTTATCATCTGGAAATAGTACAAGCACTGGAGCTATAAGTTATATTTCAGCTATTGGTACAAAATCATTTAGTGGCACTGCTGCAACCATTAAACCCAAAGTTACTGCGGCTGGCACAGTTGCTATTACTAAAGGGACTGGAACCGCTAATTATACACCGGAAGGATCAGTTGCTGCTCCAACAATAAGTATTCAAGCTGCTGGAGCCACGACAACTGTTAATTCTATTACTGCGGTCGGCACGCTTCCTACATTAACCACAACAGTCGCAAATGAAACACTAACAATTGGTTTTGATCAAGGCACTTTACCAACAAAAGGCGCAAATACAACAGTTAAAACCGGTGATGCTACATATCAAGCTTCCGCTCCAGCTTTTACAGGAACCGGTGCTGAATTGAAAGCTACATTTACAGGAACGGAAGTAGAAGGTTCAGCTAGTTATACTCCGGCCGGGTCTGTAACAGTCAACTCAACGACAAGTTATCTTACTGGATCATTTTCTGGAACTCAAGGGAATATTTCTGTTCAAGGCACACCTAGCGGAACTGTTACTAAACCTACATTTACTGGTACTCAAGATACAGTTACAGTAACTTAATAAGGAGGTGGCAGCTTATGGCTGATATCTCTAAAATTATAACTTTAGATGGTACAGAATATAATTTAAAAGATTCAAGTGCAAGAAATTCGATAAATACTAAAGCAAATATTTCTGACGTATACACTAAATCAGAAATTGATAATAAACTTTACTCAGTATTTAGACCTGGCGGTTCTGTAAGATTTGAACAATTACCAGCCTTAACTAATACAAATCTTGGAAAAATTATCAATGTCACAAATGACTTTATTACTACTAATGATTTTGTAGAAGGCGAAGGTTATGAATATCCAGCTGGTACAAATGTAGCTATAGTAGATATTGGAACTGAATCTTTACATATATATAAATATGATATTGAAGGTAGTTTTTTTGATCTATCAAATTATGTTAAACAAAGTGATTTAAATTTAATAACAACTGCTTAGATTGATGAAATATTTAATTAATAATAAAATTTGATTTTATAAATAAAATATGATATAATAAAACCATCGTAAAGAATATTTATATAATTATAATAAGGTATCGAGAAGTAAATTTGACTTCTCGATATTTTTATGATATAATATTTATATATAATGAAAGGAGAAATTATATGAGAATGTAGATGAAGAATAAGTTAAACTGCCCCAATTGTGGCGCTCCAATTACATCTAAAACTTGCTCATATTGTGGAACAACTTTTATAAATTATATAGATAAAGATGAAGAATTAAAAAGACTTCAATATATATTAAAATAGCAAGAAATAAATCTATCTCAAATGAGACAAACTCAATTTATTATTCAAAATATACATAGTATACAATTATTCAATGTTGATAAACTTACTCTTAAAAAGCAAATGAATGGGAGATAAATAAATGACTAAAAATTTTTGTGATAAGTGCGGAAGAGAGATAAAAAATCCATTTTATATATATGTTCCTGCTAAAGCATCTTGGTCTCTTCAAACAATTAACCATCAACATGTAACTAGCTATATGCTTTGTAAAAGATGCTTAGTTTCTTTTGCTGAATGGTTTGGTAGCGATTTTCTTTTTAGAGAATATAATAAAATAGAGGAAATATAAATGAGTTATACAGCAAATGATATAGTATCACTATCGGCCGGCCGCGCATTTCGAGAGAAAATCGGTATGTATCTCTCTGCCGACAGGCAAGAAGCTATTAATCTTGGACTCCGTGAACTTATTGTAAATGTTCAAGATGAATATGAAGTATATAAACCAGAATATCCTATTTTAACTATTAGTCTTAATACCAATACACATGAAATCCATGTAGAAGATAATATGCGAGGCATTCCGGTCGGTATTCGTGATGATGGTATGAATTCTTTAACCGCTGCTTTCCTCATTCCACATTCTGGCGGTAAACATACAGAAGGCGTTTATTCAAGTGCCGTAGGTATCAATGGCGAAGGCAATAAGATTGTTTGTCATACTGCCGAATGGCTTGAAGTACATGTAGCTCGTGATGATAAAATTTACTATCAACGCTTTGAATCAAATGATGAAGGCGCGCGGGCAGTAACTGAAGTACAAAGCATGGCACAGTCTATTTCTGATAAAGGACGCACTGGTACAGTAATTGATTATAAACCAGACCCAAAAGTTTATGGGGATGTTTTTATCGACATTGAAGCACTCCGTAAAATGTTATCTGAAATGGCAATGTTTTCGACGGGGCTTCATATTAACCTTTATGTTGATAATAAAGAAGAAAAGTTTTATTCTCAAAGTGGTTTAATTGACGGTCTTTCAAAAGAAAATCGTCTTTCTAAACCTTTTTCATATCATTATGAAACACCAGATTGTAAAGTAGACTTGGCTCTTCAATGGGTTAGCAAGAAAGGACAAATTCGTGGATATGCAAACAATCTATTTATGCCAGATGGTGGTGCTTTTATAAGTGGTTTTAAAACTTCTCTTACACGGACATTTAATTCTCTTGCTAAGACTAAATATGATGGTGATACCATTCGTGATGTACTTGATGGATTTGTAAGCGTAAAAGTTAAAATGGGACAATTTACAAATCAACAAAAAACAGCACTCGCTAATCCAGAAGCACGTACTGCTACGTCAACAGCCATTTCAAATGCTTTAAAAGAGTTCTCAGTCAAACGTAAAGAAGATTTTGATAAAGTAATTGAATTACTTAGTAAAATCGCCAAAGCAGAAGCTGCGGCGGAGCGCGCACGTAAACAAGTTCTTGATGCAACAAAAGATATTGAAAAGAATCAAAAGAAAAAAGTCTTTGCGTCAGATAAATTAAAAGATGCAGAATTTCTTGGGCAGAATGCTACGTTGCTGATTGTCGAGGGTGATTCCGCGGCCGGTGGTATTGCGAAGGCACGCGATTATAAGAATTATGGAATCTTGGCAATTCGTGGAAAAATTTTAAATTGTTTGGCTCATCCAGAAGAAAAGATTTTCCAGAATGAAGAGATTAAGTTGTTATTAAGTGCTATGAATATTGTGCCGGGGAAATACAATAGCTCTCGTCTGCGCTATGGTAGAATCGGAATCTGTACCGATGCAGATGCAGATGGCTATCACATAGGATTGCTCATCATGGCCGCGCTCCGTTACCTTGCACCGGAATTTCTCAATGAAAAACGTCTTTGCTGGCTTCGCTCTCCACTTTATATTGTAAAGAATGGAAAGAATGAAAGCTACTACTTTACAGATGAAGAATTTAATAAGGTACGCGGGAAGCTCAAAGGTGAAGTAACACGTGCGAAAGGACTCGGTGCCCTCTCTGTAGAGCAAGCACATAAATCAATGTTTACGACAGAATATCAACGCATGGATATTCTTGAACCAGATTCAAATAGTTTGATGATGTTAGAAGAATTAATGGGAAATGACGTAGAGCCGCGACGTGATTTTATATTTAATCATATAGATTTTTCGGAGATTAGAGAGTAAAATGTGTCTTTATTTTCTTTCTGTAATTGTAAAACAGCAGTTTGTAGAGTATTGCTTCCAGATGAGAGCTGTTTTTGGTATAGATATTTTAAATAGTTAATTGAAGAAGAGAAGTCTTAATTTGACTTCTCTTTAATTTTATGATATAATATTTATATAAAATGAAAGGTTGATATTATGACAATTGATGAAAAAATTTTGAAAATTGCTTTTAATATTGCAACACCAATTTATTTTTTTGAGCATCCATTTTCAAAAGAAATTTTTGAATTTAATAATTTGGATGATTGTTTTAATGAATTAATAAAGATGAATAAGGAAACAGGACTTAATACTCCTTTTGACATATACTTTAAGGAGGATAAATGAGTAATTTAAAACAAGTAATCGAGGAATCTTTTACTCAATATAGTGGTGCAGTTCTTCAGTCGCGCGCTCTTGTTGATGTACGAGATTGTCTTAAACCATCAGCACGACAGATCTTTTATTGTCTCTATACTGATAAATTCCTTCCTTCAAAGCCATTTAAAAAGACATTAAAAGCAATTGGTAGCGCCGCACGCATGTATATTCATGGTGATAGCTCTTGTGAAGGAGTTATTATGCGCGCTGGTCAACCTTTTGCTATGCGCTATCCGCTTATTGAAGTAGAAGGAAATGAAGGTAGCCTTATGTCAAGTGGAAGTTGGGCGGCGCCTCGTTATACTGCATCACGTCTTAGTGAATTTTCAGTTCGACTCTTTAATGATATTGATAAAAATACTATTAAAGAATGGCGAGATAACTATGACGATACAGAGCAATATCCATCTGTGCTTCCAACAAAAGGTTTTTATAATATTGTAAATGGTACTATGGGAATTGGTATTGGTGCAGCTAGTTCAATTCCACAATTTAATATAAAGGAGGTAAACCATGCATTAGAAGTTTTACTCCTTAATCCAGACGCTGAATTCGATGAAATCTACTGCGCTCCTGATTTTGCAACGGGCGCGATACTTCTCAATGAAAGAGAAGTCAAGGAAGCTCTCAAAACAGGTCAAGGATCAGCGTGTAAACTTAGATCTGTTGTCGAATGGGACAGTTCCGAGAGATGTTTTATTGTATCTCAAGTTCCTTACTCCGTCTATACTAACACGATATGCGGAGAGTTAGAAGAGATCCTAAATGATGAATTAAATAATCCAGGTATTGAACGTTTTAATGATCTTACTGGCGTTGATCCACTTATCAAGATTTATCTTACTAAAAAAGCCAATCCAGATCGAGTATTGAAGTATCTTTATAAAAATACATCACTTCAAAGCTATTTTGGGATTAATATGACAATGCTTGATGATGGCCGCTATCCAAAAGTATTCGGTTGGAAAGATGCACTTCAAGCACATATTGACCATGAGAAGATTGTATATAGGCGCGGTTTTGAATTTGATCTTGCGAAAATTGAGAAACGTATTCATATACTTGATGGACTTTTGATTTGTATTGCAAATATTGATGAGGTAGTAAAAGTAATTAAAACTTCTGCATCAACTGCGGCCGCCTCAAAAGAATTACAAAAACGTTTTCTTTTGGATGATGAGCAGGTAAAAGCTGTTCTCGATATGAAGCTTTCTCGTTTGGCAAATCTCGAAGTAAAAAAACTTGAAGATGAAAGAGAAAAACTCCAAGTTGAAGCTGCGCGCATCCATAAAATTCTTGAAAGTGAAGAACTCTTTAATCAAGAACTTATAAATGGTTGGCGTGAAATTACTCAAAAGTTCGGAGATGCCCGCCGCACTCAGATTCTTAATATTGAAAATGAATCTGACGAACCAACTGAAAAGAAACAACTTTCGCTTTCCTTTACCAATAAAGGCGCAGTATTTGTAACAGAAACTTCTTCTCTTTATTCTCAACGTCGTAATGGAATCGGAACAAAGCTAAAACTTGAAAAAAATGAGATTTTGGTAGATAATATAATTGGTGAAAACACAGAGACAATTCTGTTCTTTACCAATAAAGGAAATTACTACCATATGAAGATGGGAGAGTTTACTGTTGGAGAAAAGCAATACTTGGCAAATTATTTTTCTGTAGGAGATGATGAAACTCTTACAGCAGCAGTCGGAATTAATCCTAATAATGCCGCGAAAAACATTGTCTTTGTAACCAAGAATGGACTTATAAAGAAGAGTAAACTTAGCGAGTATAACATGAAACGTAATATCGGCGCGCTCGCTATAAAGCTTGATACTAACGATGAAATTGTTTCAATTCTTATTCTTGAAGATGAAAAGATTGGTATTATGTCAAAATGCGGCCAGTTTATCATGGTTGCAACTTCACCTATAAAATCTATTGGTCGTGTGACCCGAGGTATTATCGGTATGAAGTTGGCGGCAGGCGATGAAATTATGACCGCGCGTGCAATACCAAATAGCACAACACATTTATTTAGTATCTCTACAGATGGTTATGGAAAGTCAACACCAATCAGTGAATTTTCTGTAACTGGTACAAATACCAAAGGCGTTAAAATTCAAAAAGCAGAAAATATGTGTGATTTTATTCCAATCATTACACAATCAGATATACTTATTAACTCAAATACAACGCAAATCCGTATTAAAAACAGTGAAATTCCTATTCAATCACGTGGCACTATAGGTGTAAAACTCATTAAGTTAATTAATAATAATGTAATTGGAATTTCTTCGCTGTGAAAATTTGAAAAGTTCTGAAATTTATAGTATAATATATGCAGAAAGGTTGAGAGAGATAAAAACCTTTTGAAAACAAATAAAAAATATTTTTAAATTATAGGAGAAATTGAACTATGAAGCTTACTGAAAAGACTTTTGAAGCACTTGAATACCTGCAGGCACACGGCGGCCGCGCCACCACAGAAGAAATGCGTGTTGCTCTTAATTGCGAGAAGATCGCTTCCATCACTGGTCGTGTGAATTCCCTCGTGAAGAATGAGCTGGCCTATCGTGAGAAGGTTGCTGTTGAAGGCGAAGAGAAGCCTCTTACCTATGTTCAGCTGACTGACGCTGGTATTAATTTCGTTCAGGGAACTGACGAAGAGTAATTCAAAAGGGAGCATTAGCTCCCTTATCAGCCTAAATAAACTATAAACAAAAACTAGAAACAAAAACTGAGGTAAAATAAATGTTAAGACAAGCAGAAAATAAAGTAAGAATTGAAGGTATTTTGTCTGAAATCAACCTGAAGTATGGTTCTTTCGTTAAGAATGGTGCCACAGTTGATAATATTGGTGGTAATATCAAGGTTCTGGTTCATCAGACAATCAATGGTGAAGATGTTTCACTGGAAATTCCAGTGTATATGTTTGCAACTAAGTTTACAAACGCGGGCAAGCCCAATCCAGCATATGAATCTATTGAAAAGGTTATGACCGAATATGTTTCAATTGCATCTGGTGCTGGTGAAGCTGGTGCGGATAAGATTCGTATTACGAATGGTAATATTCGTATGAATGAGTATTACAATCAGCAGGGTCAGCTTGTATCTTTCCCAAGAGTTAACGCGTCTTTTGTTACAAAGGCAACTGGCGAATTTCGTCCAGAAGCGTCTTGGAGTCTTGAGTTTGCTGTATCTTCAATGGATTTTGTAACTGATGCAGATGGTGTTGAAGTTGAACCTAAGAAACTTCGTATTAAGGTAATTGTGCCGCAGTATGGTGGTAAGGTTGATACGATGGAATTCTACGCAACTAATCCTCGTGTTATTGATGCAATTACTTCTTATTGGGAGAATCAGAAAACATATAGTGCAAAAGGTAGACTGAACTTTACCAGCACGACTCGTGAAATTATTGAAGAATGCGATTTTGGTGAACCCGATGTTCGTATTCAGACAGTTAGTGTTAGCGAGCTGATTGTCACAAAGGGAACTCAGTCTGCGATGGAAGATGATATGGAGTTTAAGCCAGCAGATCTAGCGGCGGCACTTAAAGAGCATAAGGCTTATCTTGAGACGCTTAAGGATAAGACTTCTCAGAAGCCGCACAGTACTCCGGCACCTACAAGTTCAAATCAGGAATTTGATCTTGGCTTCTAAGGAGGTGCCTTATGCATCTTTGGGAAGTAGAAAAGAATGTAATCTCAAGAGATCTGAAGGGTAAGTATGTTCTACTTTACGGCAAACCTAAGAGCGGTAAAACTACCGCGGCTTGTTCATTTCCCGATGCAGTTCTCTTGGCGTTTGAAAAAGGATATAACGCAATTGGTAATGCATATCCTTTCGATATAAATAAGTGGTCTGATTTTAAAATGGCTCTGCGAGATCTTGAAGATGCTCGTGCAAAAGAACGTTTTAAAACAGTTATTATTGATACAGTTTCCATTTGTTGGGAATTGTGTGAAAAATTTGTTTGTCAGCAAAATGGTGTGCAAAAAATTAGTGACATCCCATGGGGCGCAGGCTATACCGCATGTAAGAAAGAATTTGAGACATCCATCCGAAGAATCACACAGCTTGGTTATGGAGTTGTATTAATCGCACATAGCGCATCTAGAGTAGAAAAAACTGCCGATGGTAGTGATATTGAAATCATTTCACCAGACTTGCCAAAGCGTGCAAGTGAAGTTTGTAATGGAATTGTTGATATTATTGGCTATATTGGTAATGAGTGGGTAAATGGAGAGAGAAAACGCTGGTTATATACTAGAGAAACACCTACTCTATTCGCGGGGAGTCGATTTAAATATATGCCAGATAAGATCCCTTTCGGATACGACGAACTGGTAAATGCAATTGCAGATGCTATTGAAATGGAAGAAAAGCGTGATGGCGCGACAGTGGTTGATACAGTTACAGCTAAGTCAGAGACACATCTCAATTTCAATGATGTACGCACTAAAGCACAAGAATTGTGGATGAAGCTGGTGGGAACTGGTGATACCGCAAATCCAGAAATGGCAAATACAATTTTAAAGAAAATAGAAATGACAATGGGCCGGCGCATGAAACTTAGCGAATTTACAGAAGATCAAGTGGACTTGTTGAACCTCGTTGTTATGGATATGGAAGAATTAGAGAAGACACAGGGATAACCTGTGTCTTTTAAATTTGACAAATTCGTAAATCTGTGGTATAATATATATAGAATAAAAATGGAAGGGTGATGAGATGCCCGAGTGCAGAATTTGTCATATGCCAATTGACAAAACCAAAGGAGAAAATGTTGATTGGATACAACCATCTAAAGGATGGTATTATCATAAAGAATGTTATTTAACATGGAAGGCGGCACCAGCAACAGATGAAGATTGGATTTTAATGATTTATGACTTCTTAGCGAGAGAATTAAAAGTTAAATATGATTATTTTTTGTGTGATGCACAAATAAAAAAATTTTGGAAAGATAATAAAATCAATCCAAAAGGGATCTTTTTTTCTCTGAAATATTTCTATGAAGTCAAACATAATCCTTGGGTTGGACACGGCGGCCTTGGTATAGTTCCATACGTTTTTACAGAAGCAAAAAACTATTGGATTGAGCAAGAGCGCAAGAAGCATGGATTCATGAAAGCTCTTGAAGAAGAAGAAAAAGAAAAAGTAGTTATTAAATTAACACGAAAAAGAGAATCAAAAGAAAAATATAATCTTGATGATATTGGAGGCATAGAGTGAGTGGTAGACAAAAATAGTATATTGCAATTATTTGGCTCACTCATGAAGCGGCCGCAATTTTTGAGTGAAACAGATAAGTATCAGCTAAGTCTTGATGATTTTTATTATAAGTTTGATAAATATATTTTTGCGGCAATCGAAAATTTATATCGCGGCGGCGCGAATAAAATTCAACCAATTGATGTAGAAAATTATTTACAATCAAATGGTGCCGCTTCAGTTATTTTCAAACAGAATAATGGAATTGAATATCTACAAGATGCGGAATATTTATCTGAAACACAAAATTTTGAGTTTTATTACAAGCGATTAAAGAAGATTAACTTACTAACAAAGCTTCAAAATGATGGTTTTGATATAAGTGAATTTTATATAGAAGATTTAACAAATCCAAAAGCACTTGAAGTAAATAAGAATTTCGAGAAGTTAGAAATAGATGAAATCCTTGATGCTTTAAAAAGAAAAGTATTGGGATTGGAAAATGAATTTACTCAAAATGAAGTAACTCGTACAGAAAGTGCTTTTACTGGAATTGAAGATATAATTGAAAGCGCGCAATTGCAAACAGATATTGGTGTACCAGTGCAAGGTGATATACTTAATGAAGTTATTTCTGGCGCGCGACGTGGGACGTTGATTATTAGAAGTGCGGCCAGTGGCACTGGTAAAACGCGGCAAGCTGTAGGTGATGCTTGCTTAATTGCTTACCCGTTTAGATATGAACCAAAACAAGATAAGTGGGTTCAAATTGGTAGTGGTTGTAAGACAATGTTTATCGCAACCGAGCAAACTATTCCAGAAATTCAGAAGATGATTTTATCATATTTAACCGGCTTTAATGAATCGAAATTTAGATATGGTAATTTTACTGAAAAAGAAAATAGAATTATTCGTCAAGCAGTTTGGATTATGGAACAATATAAAGATAACTTTTTTATTGTTCAGATGCCAGCGCCGCGCATTGATTTAGTAAAGAATTTAGTAAGAGAACAAGTATTATTACATGGAATTGAATATGTATTTTTTGACTATATCTTTATTTGTCCGAGTTTATTAGGAGAATTTAAAGGTGTTAGTTTAAGAAATGACGAAATTCTTTTGATGTTCTCAACCGCCTTGAAAGAATTAGCTGTTGAATTGAATATATGTATGTTTACTTCAACACAAGTTAATGCAAATGCAGATTCTAATCAGAATATAAGAAATGAAAGCTCTATCGCTGGATCACGTGCTGTTATTAATAAAGCAGATATTGGTATGGTTATGGCGCGGCCCAGTAAAGAAGAAATTGATTTTTTTGCTAGTACCGGTGAACCTATTCCAACAATTGTAACTGATATATATAAAGTACGAAGTGGTGAATGGACTCAAGTTAGAATTTGGAGTATTGTAGATTTAGGCAATCTACGTAAAGAAGATTTATATATGACGGATTCACGACTTGAAAAAATTGAAGGATATACAAGACATTTCTTTGAAATGGAATGGGAAGATAATAACTTTAATGAAATTCTTGAGAAAGTGAATGAGATTAAATGATAGATTATCAAGAATTAATTGAACAGCTTGATGATAATAAAGTTAAAGTGATGTTAGATAGACTTAATATTCCTTACGAAGATCGCGGTGATTATTTATTAATGCCAACTGTTTGCCATAATGAAGATATAGAATCTGCATCATAGAAGCTTTATTATTATAAAAATACTCATATATTTTATTGTTATACAGAGTGCGGCGGACAGAGTATATTTTCTTTTCTTAAACATTTTTATGAAACAAGAAATATTGCGTATGATTGGTTTAATGATATATATGAAGTTATACGCGGTTGTTCTTTTTTTAGTGAAGATGATTATAATCCACACGCATATAAAGCAATTCGAGAAGATTATGATTTAAAGAAAGAACGAAGAGAATTACCAAACTATCCCGAAGGTGTGCTGGATTCTTTTATTAAATATTATCCAATAGAATGGCTTAATGATGGAATTACTAAAGAAGCGATGGATAAATTTAATATAAGATTTTCACCATCACAGAACAAAATAATTATACCTCATTATGATGTGAGCGGCCGACTCGTTGGAATACGCGGTCGCGCGCTTAATAAAGAAGATATTGAAAAATGGGGTAAGTATATGCCAGTTCAAATAGAAGGAAAATGGTATAGTCATCCATTAAGTCTTAATTTATATGGGCTTAACATGACAAAAGAAAATATAAAAGCAACTGGTATCGCATATTTATTTGAAGCTGAAAAAAGCGTTCTTCAAATGGATTCTTTTTCAGTTCTTAATTGTGCAGCCGCGGTGTGCGGATCAAAATTAAATAAGTATGCACTTGATATATTAGTACGAACTTGCCATCCACAAGAAATTGTGGTATGCTTTGATAAAGAAGAAGTTTCTAAAAATAAAGAAACTTATTTTGATAAACTATATAATATGTGTTTAAAATATAAAAATTATGCTAACTTTAGTTTTATATATGACAAAGAAAATTTATTAGACTTGAAAGATTCACCAAGTGATAAAGGTGAAGAAGTGTTTCTGAAGCTTCTTCGGGCACGGGTTCGAGTCTGAAAGGAGCAACATGAAAGTAAATCTTGTAAATGAAAACTATACAGAAAACTATCTTGATAATCTGTTAAAAGCGCGCGGTGTAACAGACATAGATAAGTATAAGAATCCAAGTTCTATTTGTTTAAATGATCCATCACTTTTGGATAATATAGATACTGGTGCAATTTGGTTTAATGAAATTGTAAAAGAGCGAGAATCAAAGATTTTGCTAATAGTAGACTGTGATGTTGATGGTTTTACTTCAAGCGCCATCATGTATCAATATATTAGAGCAATAAATCCAAATCAAGACATCACTTATATGCTTCATGAACATAAAGAACATGGATTAGAAGATCACATTAAACACATTCTTGAAAGCGATGTAAATTATGATTTAGTAATTCTACCAGATAGTTCAAGTAATGACTATGAATACCATGAACTTTTAAAAGAGCAAGGGACTCGTTGTTTGATATTAGACCATCATGAAATTGATGATGACCAACCCATTAGTGATAATGCATGTATTATTAATAACCAACTTTCACCACGATATCCAAATAAAGATTTAACTGGTGCCGGTGTAGCTTGGTAGTTTTGTCGTTATCATGAAGCCGCAAGTAATCCATCTCTTCCCATTTCGTCTAAATTTATTGACTTGGCCGCGCTTGGTGTATGTGGAGATATGGGATCTGTTCTTGATCTGGAGAATAGATATATTATGTTAAATGGTTTTAAGAATATTAATAACTATTTCTTTGAGTGTGCTATTGAGAAACAAGCCTATTCTATGAATAATGAAGTTACACCAATTAGTGTTGCTTTTTATATTGTCCCAATGATGAATGCGATGATTCGTATGGGTACTATGGAAGAAAAAGAAAGACTTTTTCTTGGATTGGTTGATGGACATAGAAAAGTTCCTTGTAATAAGCGTGGAGCTAAAGGAACTATGGAAGAAGTTGCTATTGAATCATTACGTGAATGTGTTAATGCGAAAGCTAAACAGAATAGAGTAACTGATTAGATGGTTGCTGAATTAGAGCAAAAGATTTTTAAATATGATCTACTTGAGAATAAAATTCTTTTTGTTCGACTTGATGAAGATGATGACTATCCACAAGAAGTTACTGGTTTAGCTGCCATGAAGCTCGCCGCAAAGTATAAGCGTCCAACGATACTCGCACGAAAAAATGATGAAGGATATGATCGTGGTTCTATTCGTAATGTAAGTGATTGTGAATTAACAGATTTAAAAAAGTTCTTAACAGAGAGTGGATATTTTGAATGGGTACAAGGTCACGCGAACGCGGCCGGCGCGTCAATTCTTGATAATAATTTACATTCTTTCCATCAATACGCGAATGAAGCATTAAAAGATATTAATTTTAATGAAGGCATGTATGATGTAAACTTTATTAGAGATTGGTATAGTGAAGATCTTAGTGATCTTATTTATGACTTAGCAAGTAATACTTCAATTTGGGGCCAAAATAATTCAGAACCATTAATCTTTGTGCCAAATATTTATCTGGATAAAACAGATTATAAGGTAATTGGCACTAATAAAGATACGGTTCGTTTTGAAAAGAATGGGGTTATTTTTATTAAGTTCCATGCTAATAATTTAATTGAACAATTAAATAATTGTAATGAAATTAAAATTAGTATTGTAGGTAAACCAAATATTAATGAATGGATGGGTAATAGAAGTCCGTAGATTATGATTGAAGACTACGAAGTTGTGGACGATCTTTTGGAGTTTTAATATGGAATTAAAATATTTTGATTATTTAGACTGGTACTGTAGTGAAACTAAAAGTCCAATTTATGGATGGATGTATGGTACACATATAAAAGATAAAGATGTAGAAGATGATATATGTAAAATTAATAATTGGGAACTAAAACTTACAAAAGATAGAACAGGATTTATATATATTTGGGGATGGCCTGGGCCAGATTATAATTTATATAAGTTAGATGATTATGGTAAAACTTGGGCTTTTTCAAAAGAAGAATTAATTGAAAGTATAAAATGATTTTTATAATTTGGATTTTAATAAATATACATTGGTTAACAAATATTCATTAAGGAAAGTTATTTAACTTTCCTTTTATTTAAAAGGAGATAAAATGGTATATCAAGGAAGTAAGAGTAAATATGTTGGAGATATTGTACCAATTCTCCAACGAATAATTGACAAAGAAAAAATAGAGTGCTATCTTGAGCCATTTGTGGGGGGCGCAAACGTCATAGATAAAATTGATTGTAAGCGTAAAATAGGTTTAGATAAATGTTATTCACTTATTAAACTTCATCAGCATGGATAGATGGCGCCAGAAGAAATACCAGCACATGGTAATCCTGAATGGTGGTATGAAGCGAAAGATATTTATCGTCGTCATCTCGGCGCGCCCTCTATGGAAGAAGAGATGGAAGGCTGGCGCATTGGCGCTATTTAGTTCTTTGGTAGCTTTAATCGTGGCGGTTTTAGTCGTGGTTATGCTAAAGATACTGAAAAGAAAGATTACTATTATGACGCTTATAAAAATTTTATGGAACAAATTAAAAGTCCCAAATATAAAGATATTGAATTTGAATGGTGTGATTATATTAATTTAAAATGGCCAGAAGAAATTAAAACTTTAATTTATTGTGATCCTCCATATCAAGGAACAAAACCTTATGGGTATAAATTTGAAACTGATTTTGATTATGATAGATACTGGAATTGGGTTCGTGAAATGAGTAAACATCATATTGTTATTTGTAGTGAACAAACTTTCCCAGAAGATTTTGAAATTATTTGGCAAAAAGAAGTTCGACGAACAATGGATAAAACTAATAATTTTAAAGCAGTAGAACGCCTTGGACGATATAAACTTGAAAATTAAAGAATTTATATATTTAAATTATAACTTTTATATTTATCACTTTACTATATTTAAGTATCATTTATTTTACTTATATATAGAATAAAGTGATGAGGTGATTTTATGTTAATATATAAGGCAACTAGTAAAACTAGTGGAAAATGTTATATTGGATAGACGACTACGACTTTGAAAGAACGTATTGACCACCATAAAAGGGCCTATAATATTAAAGATTACCATTTTTATTATGCAATTCGTAAATATGGTTGGGATGATTTTGAATGGGAAGTAATAGAAGATAATATTAATGATGTTAATAAACTAAATGAAAGAGAAAAATATTGGATTAAATACTATGATTCATATGAAAATGGATATAATTCTACTCGCGGCGGTGATGGAGTTTATAGAAGAGATGATGAATTAATTCTAAAGTTATTCATTGAAGGAAAAACAACAAAAGAAATTATAGAATTAACTGGATATAGCCGAAGTACTATATATAAAAGTTTTAATATAAATAATATTTCAGAAGAAAATAATAAAAGAAATAATGAACAAACAAAACTAAGATGTTCTATGCCAGTATTGCAATATGACTTAGAAGGCAATTTTATTAAAGAATGGCCATCTGCTTCTGCTTGCTCCCAAATAGGACAATAGTCAGCTATTAGCAATGTTTGTAGACAAGAACAAGTTACAGCATATGGTTATTTGTGGAAATATAAAAATGACGACAAACCAATTTCTGAGTGGGTGGAACGAGCTAATAATAAACAATCAGCAGGGCGACCAAAAAGAAAAGTAAAACAAATAAATGATATTGGAGAAATTATTAATATTTATGAATCTGCCGCGGAAGCAGCAAAATCATTAAATCTCAAAGATAAATCTAATATATGTGCAGCAGCGCGTAATCATAAAAAAGCATATGGATATTATTGGGAATATCTAAATTGACATTTTATAAATTTTATGATATAATTATAATAGAAAATGAAAAGAGGTAGATAAATGGAAAAACTTAAATACCCTGGTTCTCTTCATGGACATACGCAATATAGCAATATCCGCCTCAGAGATTCGATTATAAAAGAAAATGAAGCCCTGGCTTATGCACAAGAGCTGGGGCATACTGTTATTGGTTTTACTGAACATGAATTTACTGGTGGTTGGCTAAAAGCTTTTAAACTTCAAAAGAAATATCCAGATATTAAAATAGTTCTTGGTAATGAAATTTATCTTTGTCGAAATGGATTAAATGCCCAAAACTATAATAAAGAAATTGATAGATATTATCATTTCTGCTTATACGCTAAAGATGATTTAGGATTAAAGCAAATCAGAGAAATTTCAACTCGTGCATGGATGCGTAGTTATATGGCGCGCGGTATGCGGCGAGTCCCGACATATTATAATGATTTGTTTGAAATTATTGGGAAGAATCCAGGCCACGTAATTGGTTCAACAGCTTGTCTCGGCGGCGCGCTTCCAACACAGATTCTTAGATCAAAAACAAATCCAAGTTTAATTCCGAAGATTGATATTTGGATTAAACAGATGGATAAACTTTTTGGTCATGGTAATTTTTATTTGGAGATGCAACCATCAAAGAATAAAGATCAAATAGATGTAAATCAGCAACTTTATGAATATGCGCAGTTTTTTAATTTGCCTTTTATTATTACAACTGATAGCCATTATCTGAAAAAAGAAGATAGAGTTGTTCATAAAGCGTATCTTAATGCACAGAATGGTGATCGCGAAGTTGATGATTTTTATGCAACAACTTATATGATGGGAACAGAAGAATTAGAATCATATTTTAAATATTTTAGTTCCGATGTTCTTCAAATGGCATATGAAAATATTTTAAAGATTAGAGATAGTATTGAAGATTATAGTTTACTGCGGCCGCTCAAAATTCCGAATTTAAAGTGGAAACCAATTGAAAAAGAACCAGATGCTTGGGGATATGAAGAAATGTTTACAAAAATCCCCATGCTTGAAACATTTGCGGAATCTGAGTATGAATCTGATAGATATTTGGTAAAAGCAATAGTACATGGTATTGATATACATTCAGATCTTCAAAATAAAGAAGCATATGATGAAATTAATGCATGTCTTGAAGATACATGGGTGTCATCAAATGTAAATAAAGCACGATGGAGCGCATATTATTTAAATCTTCAAAATATAATTGATATTTGTTGGGAGGCTGGTAGTCTTGTTGGACCTGGACGTGGCTCAGGTGTTGGTTTCATACTTTTGTATTGCTTGGATATTACTCAGATCAATCCGCTCAGAGAGACGACCAAATGTTTCCGTTGGAGATTTCTTAATCCTGATCGTGTATCTGTCCTTGACGTTGATTTCGACATTGAAGGCGGACGGCGTGCTCAAGTTTTAAATGCATTTCGTAAATATTATGGAGAAGATAGAGTTGCTAATGTTGCAACTTTTCGTACAGAGAAATCTAAATCTGCAATTCTTACAGCCGCGCGCGGTTTAGGTATTGATGTAGATATAGCTCAATATATCGCAAGTTTAATTCCAGCAGATCGTGGCATGTTAAGAACATTAAGTCAGTGTTATAATGGTGATACTGAAAATGACTTTAATCCGATAAAGCAATTCATTATTGAAATGAATAATTATCCAGAACTTTGGAATGTGGCGCAGAAAATTGAAGGATTAATCTGTGGTTCTGGTATTCATGCAGGTGGTGTCATTTTTGTTGATGAGCCTTTTACAAATTCAACTGCATTAATGCGGGCGCCAGATGGAACGATTTGTACTCAGTTTGAGCTTCATGATTGTGAAGATGTAAGCCTTATTAAATATGATGCGTTGTCAGTTGAAGCTATGGATAAGATTCATAATTGTATTGATCTTTTATGTGATGCTGGATTAATTGAGCGAGAACGCACATTGAAAGAAACTTATGAAAATGTAATTGGTATTTATAAAATTGAAAGAGATAATCCAAAGATGTGGGAAATGGTTTGGAATCATGAAATTACGTCTTTGTTTCAAATGGAAAAACAGTCTGGCATTAATGGAATTGCAACCTTAAAACCAACTTCAGTTGATGATCTTGCAATTCTTAATTCCACAATTCGTCTTATGGCTCAAGAAAAAGGCGGAGAGATGCCTACAGAAAAACTTGCACGATTTAAAGCAAATCCAAATGAATGGGAAAAAGAAATGGAACGATATGGACTTGGAGAAGAAGAAAGAAAAATTCTTGAACCAGTTCTTGGTATGTCATATGGTCTTTGTATTGCACAAGAACAATTCATGGAATTAGTTCAGCTTCCAGAATTGGGCGGTTTTAGTCTGACATGGGCAGATAAACTTCGTAAGTCAATTGCAAAAAAGAATCCAAAAGATTATGATGCACTTACAAAAGAATTTTTTGAAATCACCAAAGAAAAAGGAATTAATCAAAAGTTCACAAATTATGTTTGGAATGTTTTGATTGCAATGAGTCGTGGATATGGATTTAATCAAAGCCATACGCTTGCGTATAGTTTGATCGCTCTTCAAGAAATGAATCTTGCATATCATTATCCAATTATTTTCTGGAATTGTGCGTGTCTTATTAATGATGCGGGCGGTGATGAAAAAGAAGAGATTGATGAAGATAATGAAGTAGTAGAAGAAACCTATTCTTGTGATATAGAAGAATTTGGTAATGACGAAGAAGAAGATGATGAAGATGACGATGAAGAAGTAACAGTTGATAAAAAGAAAAAGAAAACTTCAGCCACAAACTATGGAAAAATTGCGACAGCGATTGGAAAAATGCGTATGAGTGGAATCATCGTCCAGCCGCCAGATATTAATAAATCTACATATACTTTTTCTCCAGATATGGAAGCAAATGTAATTCGTTATGGTATAAGTGGGATTACACGAGTTGGAGAAGAATTAGTTAAAACAATTATCGCAAATCGTCCGTATAAATCCATTGAAGACTTTTTGGCAAAAGTAAAAGTTAATAAAGTGCAAATGATTAATTTAATCAAATCTGGAGCTTTTGATGGTTTTGGAGATCGAGTTGAATTAATGCACAAATATGTCGATATGATTAGTGATACCAAAAAGCGTATTACTCTTCAAAATACGAAAATGTTAATTGATTTTGGTTTAATTCCAGATGAATATGATCTTCAACGTCGAGTATTTAATTTTAATAAATATATAAAGAAAATGAAATTAAGTGAGCCTTGGTATGGATTAGATGCGCCGGCCTATAAATTTCTTGAAACTTATTTTGACGTTGATGATTGTGTACCAGATCAATTTACAGAAAGTGGTTTCAGAATTAAACAAGACGTATGGGATAAAATTTATAAGAAACAAATGGATATTATTAGACCATATGTTAAAGAACATAACCAAGAATTATTGGAAGCAGTTAATAATAGATTGACTGCGGATGTATGGAATAAATATTGTTTAGGTAATTTGAGTAAGTGGGAAATGGATTCAGTTTCATTCTATTCACATCCACATGAATTGGCTAATGTTGATTTAGATCTTTATATGATTGATAACTTTTTTGATTTAAGTGAACAAGCAGAAGTAGAAAGAGTTATTCCAATTAAAGGTAAACAAGTCCCAATTTTTAGATTACATCGAATTGCTGGAACAGTTTTGGATAGAGATAAAGCAAAGAAAACAGTATCACTATTAACTCCAGATGGAGTTGTATCAGTAAAAGTTTATGGAGCTTTTGAAGCTTATGATAAACAGATCTCAATGAAAGGTCCAGATGGTAAAAAGCACGTAATTGAAAAATCAATTTTCACACGTGGTAATAAAATTATTGTAACTGGAATTCGTCAAGAAGAAAGTTTTATTGCGAAAGTATACAAAGCAACTCCATGGCATAGAATTGAGCAGATTACTGATATTAATGGTGATAGATTGGTAATTAAAACAGAAAGGGCAGAAGAAGTCTCATGAGTACAATATTAATATATGATTGGGATTTCTTCCATTATCCCCAAGTCATGCCTAATTTAGAGTGTGCCAAATATGCCGCTTGGCGCAAATAGAAAAAAGATATAGTAGTATTTAATGATAATTTAAATCCATCTATGTATAGCAAAACTTTTTTTAGAAAAGAATATGATGATGGAATTTATGATGATATTATTTTAAATCCAACTGTCGATTACGGCGGTCGCGCCTTCTCGTAGATATATAAACAATTTGATCCAGAAATGGAACATATATATCCAGACTTTGAGATATACCGAAAATATAAAGAGTTATATGGTACTAAAAAACGATAGAGAGAAGAAATTAGAACTATTCTATATGCTACTCATGCACGGCTTTCGTTAGATGGAAAAACATTAGAAGATTTTCCATATAATCGACTTTAGCCACGTCATCCATCTGTAATTTTACACGATTATGATTTGGCTTCTATACCAAATGCTTTTGAATTATTAGAAGATGTAAGTAGACAGCGGCCGAGTGGTTTGCCATATAGAATTGGAAATAAATATCCAATTAATATATATACATTTGATGAACTCATGAAATGGCTTAAATTGCCGCCAATGGGTACATGTTTTTATCTACAGTATAATGGATTATTTACAACCGATGAGTTGGCCGCCCTATGCGAAAAACCTATTCTTGGACTTCGTCAAATGATTTATAACTTTGCATTTGGATGCTCCGACGAAGATGATTTTATAGATCATCGTCTATCAGAATTTTATAAGCAATTATTATTTTTACGGAGTCATGATACAAAGATTTTACTTAATATAGACAACGAATTATTTAAAACGAGAGAATTAATTATTCTTATAAAGTTATTCGGTTGTTATTATGGACGATCTTATTGTGAATTTGTTCGTCCACATCGAGAAACACTTTATGAATGGTGTGCTTGGAAACGTAGAGCATATATTGAAACATTACCATGGAATCATATTTCTATAACTCAGCAAGAAATGCGCGAAAGTTTCCAATATATACGACAGCGTAATTACGATGTATTTGATATGTTTTATAGTACACCAAATGTAATAATATAGGGAGGAAAATTAGTTAATGAGTGGCATCGAAATTAGAAAGAAAATTGATGAAAATAATGAAAAGATTCGTAAAGCACTTGATAAATTTGTGCTTACAGATGAAATTCAACTTCTCATGAAAGTTAATGATGAATTACGTTCAAAATGTCAACATCATTTTGTAGATGGAACTTGTGAATATTGTGATTCCTTTGAGGACCAAGTATATGATTAAACTCTATAGTACCAATTGTCCTAAATGCCGCGCGCTTGAGATGAAATTAAAACGTGCGGGAATACAATATGAAGTCTGTAATGACTTAGTAGAAATGACAAGGAGAGACTTTGCTTCTGCACCCATGCTCGAAACAGATGATGGGTTGTTTGATTTTTCAGAAGCAATTAAATGGGTGAACGCGCATGAACATTAATATACGAACAAAGAAAAATTTTCAGACTTAGTTTAATAAAATGGCCGAGACATACGGTGAAGAATTTTTAAAATTGCAAGGTCTTGATGATGAAAAATTAAGTCTTACTGATTTTATTGAAGGTTTTATTGATTCTGACAACGTTGCAAATGCATCTGTTGACGCAAATGCCAATATTGCACAAAAAGACATTGTAACTCTCTTATCAGAAATGTCTAAACCACATCAAAAACTTTTGGCTTTTAATAAACTTTATTATGAATTAAATAAAAAATATGGCTTTAAAACTGCTAACGAAGCTATGGAAGCCATGTGGAATTATGCACTTTATATGCATGATTTTAATACTTCTACTTTTTATCATTATTGTTTTGCTTATGATATTAAAGACATAGTTGAACGCGGCTTATTCTTTATTGAAAACTATAATGCAAAACCGGCCAAACACTTAGATAGTTTTATTCAAATCCTTATGGAAGGAATCGCTTGGCTGTCACGTAGGCAGAGTGGGGCTGTTGGCCTCCCCAACCTCATTCCTTATCTCTATTATTTCTGGAGTCGGGATGTGAAGGCTGGATATTATACCAAAGATCCAGAAACTTATAAGCATCAACAGCTTCAAGCATTAATTTATCGCCTTAATCAACCTTGGGTTCGTACAGATCAAGCTGCTTTTACTAATGTAAGCGTTTTTGACCATCCATACTTTGAAGCAATCTTTGGTGGTTCTATATTCCCAGATGGCGAGTTGATGATTGACGAAGAAGAAAAAATTATTCAATTCCAGAAAGATTTTATTAATGTAGTTAATGAAATTAGAGAAGAAAATATTTTTACATTCCCAGTTTTAACCGCTTCTCTTCTTTACCAAAATGGGAAATTCGTTGATGAAGATTTCGCGCGCTGGGCTTGTGAAGCATCTCGTAAGTGGAATCTTTTCAATTTCTTTACGGATAGTACTGTTAATAGTCTTAGTAATTGCTGTCGTTTGAAGTCAGATGTAACTGATCTATATTTTAATTCTATTGGCGGCTCTGCACTTAAAGTTGGTTCTGTTAAGGTTTGCACTTTAAATATTGCACGTCTTGCCTATCAAGCAACAGCGCAATATTTACCCGCAAATAAAGATATTACTCCAACTAATAAAGAAATTACTAATGCAGAACAAGACTTTTTAGTGCGGCTTCGTAATCTTACTGAACTCAACTTAAAGATTCTTGATGTCCAGCGAGATATTATCCGTAGAAACGTAGAGAAAAATCTTCTCCCAAGCTTTTCTTCTGGATTAGTTGATTTCGAACATCTTTATTCTACCGTTGGTATTAATGGTATCTATGAAGCAATCAAAACATTTGGGTACATCAAAGTTGATGAATTTGGCAATACTTCATATACAGAAGAAGCTTATTCATTAGGCCGCCGTATCTTTAACGTGATTAAAACTTGTATTGATAATTTTTCTCTTGATAAAGACTATAAGTTCAATATCGAACAAGTTCCAGCAGAGCAAGCTGCTGCAAAGATGCAAGCCGCTGATAAATTCTTATATCCCGACAAGGTTGTAGAAGATCTGCCCCTTTATGGAAATCAATGGATTCCACTTGGAATTAAAGCAACCATTCTTGAGCGTACTAAAATTTGCGCGGCATTCGACTCATATTGTAATGGCGGATCAATTGAACATATTAATGTTGATAAGCCATTCTCTACTTTTGAACAGGCTTGGGAAATGTTAAACTGGGTTGCAGCGCAAGGAGTCACTTATTTTGCTTTTAATGGTAAAGTTGCCCAATGTAAAAACTATCATAGTTTCTACGGAAAAATTTGCCCCGTTTGCGGTGAGCCAGTTGAAACTGAGTATACAAGAATTGTTGGTTTTTATACTCCAACTAAAACTTATTCAAAAGAACGCAAGGCTGAATTTAAACTTCGTGAGTGGTTGCCGCTTGATGAAGAAGGAGCTTCGGCATGAAAGAATATTTATTATGGTTAATTACTGGGGTAGAAGATGGATGGTTAAAAGTTGACTAGAAAATTTGGCGACAATATTTAATAGCGAAGGAGATTATTAATGAAACTGAGAGGATTAAATGAATACGATATTTGCAATTTTAGGCTTGCTTCTATGTTTCTTATATTTCCTACCTGTTCCTTTAAGTGTGATAGAGAATGCGGAAAACCTATATGCCAAAATTCAAGCTTGGTTCAAGAACCAGAAATAGAAATTGAAACGAGAGAATTAATATATCGTTATATTAAAAATCCAATAACTCATGCTGTAGTATGCGGCGGCCTCGAACCAATGGATAGTTGGGATGATCTTTGGAGTTTTTGTTGCCAATTTCGTGGTTTTTCACATGATCCTATTGTAATTTATACTGGGTACACTGAAGAAGAAATTCCAGATAAAATAAAAGCACTTAGTCAACTTCATAATATCATTGTAAAATTTGGACGATTTATACCAGATTCTCCACATATATTTGATACGGTTTTAGGAGTAGAACTTGCTTCTAGTAACCAGTATGCAAAATTTATAGACAGTGGTGAAGAATTTGAATATTCAACAAAGGCTGGTGGAAAGGATTCGTATGAATAATGAATCATTAGCAGATGGATACATCAAAATACCTAATCCTGATTTTATAAAACGAAAGAAAATTGAAGAAGATATAAGATTAAATGATGGGTATTGTCTTTCTAAACCAAAAGAAGAAGGTAATAAATGCATCTGTAAAGAATTTGAAGAACAAAAATGTACTGGACCTTGCAAGTGTGGACTTTATTATAAAGTATTAAAAGCTCCGAAAGTATGTCTTTGTGGTAGTACACGCTTTAAAGACAAGTTTTTTGAAGTAGCAAAAGATTTTACTTTAAGAGGATGTATTGTTACAATGCCAATGGTATTTGTACATAGTGGTGATGAAGAAATAAATGAAGTTCAAAAAGAATACCTTGATGAAGTTCATAAAGCAAAAATTGCAGATGCAGATTTAGTTTATATTATAAATTGCGATGGATACGTAGGTAACTCTACTAGAAACGAAATTAATTGGGCAATAAAGCTTGGAAAGAAAATAGAATATTTAGAATCGTAAATTTGACTTTCTCTTCCATTTATGGTATAATATATATGTAAATGGAAGAGAATTGTTATAGGTGATAGTTATGGCTTGTGGAATTTATATTATTCAAAATTTATTAAATGGAAAAGTATATATTGGGCAAGCAGTAGATATTAATAATAGATTTTATGACCATAAACATGGCTATGGTATAGAACACAATTCTGCAATTGATATGGCTATATAGAAGTATGGCGAAGAAAACTTTAGATTTGACATACTTAAAGAATGCAAACGAGAAGAACTAAATCACTACGAAGTATATTATGCTGAGTTATATAATTCTTATGCTCCAAATGGCTATAATATTAACAAATGTGGCGAAGCTTTTCATAATCCCAAAAATGATAAGTAGATTTCATGTTATGATATTAATACTGGAGTGTTAATTAAAACTTTTTTATCTACTCATGAAGCAGATAGACAAGGATATAATAGGCAAGCCATTACTTGTGTTGCCAATCAAAAAATATATAATAAAACTGCTTATGATATGTATTGGGCCTGGGGACAAGAACAGAATATACTAATTAATAAACCAAAAGCAGGGAAAAATGGTGGAAAACAAGTATATCAATATGAACCTAAAAGTGGAGCTTTTATTAAGTCTTTTAATTCTGTCGCTGATGCTGAACGTGCATTAAATAAGCCTGGTGGAAATAAAAATATATCTTCTGTATGTCTAGGTAAACGAAAAACAGCATACGGTTATATTTGGTCTTATCAATTATATAACAATATAAAAATAGGAGTTTAAAATGAAAATTTATTTAGCTGGTTCTATTTTCTATTATGGTGATTATTTAAGAAATACAGAATGGGCAAAGAAAATTAGAGAAGCTTTTCCAGAAGTTGATCTTTATTCACCTATTGAGAATACAGACATTAATGGAGTTGAAGGAAAGAAAAAATTTGCTGGAAGTAAAGAAATTGCAAGAGCAGATAATGAACGACTTGATAAAACAGATATTTTAATCACTTGCTTAGATAATGATGTTATTCCAGCAGGGACTTGTGCCGAAATTGGAAAATTTCATGAAAAAATTGCCCGTGGTGACGACAAATTCATTGTAGGAATTTGTACCGATAATCGCCAGTGCCACTTAACTCATAGTGAAGCAAAAGATAATGGCGGCGCGGCAAGTCTTGGTGAACAGCAATATAGTTATCAGAATCTTTACGTAACAGGTCTTATTAAAGAATATGGCGTACTTGTATCGAATATTGAAGATGCAATTAAAGAAATTCAAAAATGGCTTGATCCAAGACCTAGTATAGAAGAAATTGAAAGATTCTGGAGGGAAAGTGAATGATTTATAATGTAGAAGATAAACCGCCAATTGGTAAATTACTTTTGTTTGCTCTTTAGATAATGCTTAGTTGCTTTACGGCAACAGCATTGATTGGCCAAGTATGCGGCGTACCGCTCTCTGGAGCTTTTCTTGGTGCTGGATTGGCGACAATTGTATATATGATATGTACAAAAGGAAAATCTCCAATGTTTATTAGTAATAGTGGTGCATTTGTCGCACCAGTTCTCGCGGCATTAGCGGCTGGTGGATATACCGCAGTAGCTATTGGCGGTGCTGTAGCGTGTATTGTATATACAATTTTTGGGCTAATCTTTTATAAGATTGATGTAAACTATTTATATAAGTTTATGCCAAAAGTGTTGATTGGATCAGTTACAATTGTAATTGGTATTAACTTGATGGGATTTATTCCAGGATATATTGGCGACACTGGTAATTTAGGTCTTGGAATTGCATTAATTACTGTATTAGCAATTGCTCTTTCGAGCCACTACTTCAAAGGCGCGCTGTCAATGTTCCCATTTTTGATTGGTACTTTAATTGGATATATAGTTGCAATTCCTTTTGGTCTTGTTGATTTTTCAAAGTTTGAAGGAATACATTTATTTACATTGCCAACAATCGCTTTTATGCATTGGGAGCACGTTGAGTTTAATGCAATGATTCCAATTATAGTAATGTATATTGCTTTTACTGTTAGCGCTATTTGTGAATGCCTTAGTGATCATGCTGCACTTGGAAATATTGTAGGTCGAGATTTGTATAAAGAGCCAGGGCTTGGACGCATTTTCGTCGGAGAAGGCGCCGCAAATCTGGCAACCAGTTGCTTTGGTGGTCTTGGAGCTTGCAGTTATGGTGAATCAGTTGGCACTATTGGATTTAGTAAATGTGGAGCGACAATTGTAACATTCACCGCGGCACTAATGATGATGGCACTTGGTTTTCTTGAACCAATTCAAGCCTTTATTGCTTCTATTCCAAGTTGTGTTATTGGCGGTGGTACTGCTTGTGTACTGTATGGTTTTATTAGTTCAAGTGGTATTAAGTTACTAAAAGATGTTGATTTAAATGTACAGAAGAATTTGATAATTTGCTCTGTTGTATTATCACTTGGAATTAGCGGTGTAGTGTTTAATAGTGGAGACTTTTCACTAAGTGGTACTGCTCTGGCGTTGATCGCTGGTGTTATCCTTAATTTAATACTGAGGGATGAATAATGAAAAAGATTTTTAGTTTAGTTATATGTTTAATACTTTTATGTAGTATTGGAATTTCAGCATCAGCCATTAATATTGATGCTATTTAGCCAGATACAAACGTAATATATGTTGGTATTACTAGTTGTGACGTTCCAGTTGAAGGATTACACACACACTATGGTGATGGCTCAACACTTGTTGTAATTCCCGGAGAAAAATTAGAAGGCATATATAGAAATCCAATTACTGGGCGGCCAGTTGAAACCACTACACAAGAAACGACTGAATAGACGCAAGATGAACCGGCCGTAGAATTACCAAATGAAGATCAATCAATTGAATATAATATTGACTATGAACAATTAATTAAAGACATTTTTGAACTGGTTAATCAAGAACGAGAAAAGAATAATATTCCAGCTCTTATATATAATAAAGAAATCCAAGACGCTGCGGATTTACGTGCCAAAGAAGCTTCCGAATCTTTCTCACATACGCGGCCAGATGGTAGTTCTTGTCATGATGTTATTAAATTAGAATACTATGCAACTGGTGAAAATTTATTAATGGCTAATAAAGAAATTGCTACTGCTGAAAACATGATGAAAACTTGGATGAATTCTGAAGGCCATCGTGCAAATATCTTGTTAAAAGATTTTACTGAAATGGCAATAGGAATTTATGAAAAAGACAATATAGTCTATGCTACACAAATATTTTTGGGGTGAGATATGAAACCATTTGTAATTTATGCAGAGAAAAATTCAGTAAATGTTACAATGACTAAGGCTGAATTTGAAAAATATATAAAAGAAGCTTATGAAGGTGGTTATAAAGATGGATACCAAGTTGGTAAGGCTTCTATAAAATGGGACTGGCCAACAACTATAACTACAAAAGATTATCCATCTAATATTCCAGTTTATTATGGTACTGGTACACCTACACCACCAGATCTAACTCAAGTAACTTGTGAAGCACATAATGCAGTTGAGTAAAAGGAGTAAAAATGAGACAACTTAAGGTTACAGAAGAATTTCGAGTAGAAAGCGAAGAAGAAGCAAAGGCCGCGGTGGAAAGATATCAAAAAGAAGGCTTAGAAAAAGGATTTTCAATAATTAAATGGTCAGCAGATTATAAAACAAAAAAATCTAAAGGCGAAATTATTGATTCTGGTTACTTACTTAAAATTACTCGTTAGTTATCTGATTTTTGGGATGAGTAACCGGAAAGGTGAAATTATCGTTTTAAAATTTTACTTATCTATGAGGTGAAAAAGATGGCACAAAAACTCATAGATGAGCTTAATAATAAATATGGTTTATTAACACCAATAGCTTTAACTAAAGATAAAAATAACCGGACTGCATGGCTTTGTAAATGTGATTGTGGAAATACAAAAATTGTACGTGGTTCTGATTTAAGAAAAGGAAAAATTACTTCTTGTGGTAGATCATGTCCCTTACGATACATACGTAGTGGTACTTTTATTGACGAAACCGGTAATAAATACGGATTACTAACAGTTATGTATCGAGTTAATTTTGATCATAAAACAAAAATAAAATGGCATTGTAAATGTGATTGCGGCAATGAATGTGATGTTTCTGGATCAGATCTTAGGAATGGGCAATAGCAATCATGTGGTTGTTTACGTTCAAAAGGAGAAAAATATATAACTGATTGGTTGCTAAAGAAAAATATAGAATTTAAACGAGAATATTCCTTTGAAGAATTAAAAGGATTTAATAATGGAAAATTACGTTTTGATTTTGCTATATTTAATAAAGATATTCTACAAGGATTAATTGAATTTCAAGGTGAACAGCATTTTTATCCAGTAAAAACTTTTGGTGGTATAACATCTTTTTAGGAACGAAAATATAATGATGAATAGAAACAACAATATTGTTATAATCATAATATTCCATTGTTATTATTAAGAAAAACAGATAATTTAGATAATCAACTTACAAATTTTATAGGAGAAATTTATGAATAAAATTGTAACTGCAACAAAGATTTATGGTGAGGTGTGGGAAGATGAGTAATGAAGAAAAAATGGAAGTTCTCGATAATATAAGTATGGATTCTTTAGATCTTCTTGACAAAGCTATCAATGATCCAGGAAGTAATGGTTTAAAAGTTTTCTCCGCACTTCTTATGATGCCAGATGAAGATTTTGAAATTGTACGTCCCCTTTTTCAAGAAGAATTAATTAATGCATATAGTGAGCCACAAGCTCAAATGCAACTTGTTCAAGCTTTTGCATTAAGCGGCATCTCTGTTGAAGAATTAGTTAATCATATTGATGAAATTACAGAATCAGTGTTTAATGATTCAGAAATTGAATTAAGTGAATCAAAGAAAGATTTTCTTAAAGTTATCTTTACTGCTGCGGCAAATTCAGTTTCTTCATCTACTATTAATCCAGCCCATATCGTAGAAATCCCAGTTGAAATTTGTCGAGAAAATGCAAAGCTTCCCACTTATGCGACTAATGGCTCGGGCGCCATGGATATTTACTCTCCAGAAGAAGTCACATTGCGGCCTGGCGAATGTAAAATCATTCCAGTAGGTATTAAAGTTGCGATTCCACATGGATATGCCCTTTTAATTCAGCCGCGCTCTGGACTTAGCCGCAAGATTAAGCTGAGAATCCCCAATAGCCCTGGCCTTATTGATGAAGACTATCATGAAGAAATCGGTGTTATCATAGAAAATATTGATCCACCACTCAAAGAAGCAAATATTATTACTAATGGCGATGGAACAATAGAAGATGCAAATCTCTATGGTAGTGATATCACGATTGGCAAAGGAGAACGTTTTGCACAGATGCGTCTGGTTGAAGTGCCGCGAGTCAAATGGAGAGAAGTTAATTCTCTTGGAACTTCAATCGAAGATCATGGGAAAGGATTTGGACATAGTGGACAATTTTAAAACATATAATAGTAATTGTCATAGTACTGGGGTGAAGTAAATTGGCTCGAATAAGTATTGACGAGATAAAAACTGATGTAGCTTCGGCTGGTTGGACATTAATTAGCGATACTTATCAAAATCTCGACTCTAACTTAGAATTTAAATGTGATAAGGGCCACGCAGTTGTGGCCCCTTGGAAAAAAATTCGAGAAAATAAAATCTGCCCCATTTGTATGAGAGAAAGACTTAAAACAAAAGAGTTTCGTAATACAAAAAAGAAAAAAGACGAGTATAGAATACTCGCTTTAGACTAGGCAACTCATACAAGTGGATATGCAGTTTTTAATAATAAGAATTTAATTGATTATGGAAGTTTTATTGCTTCTGGAAATGATGATATCGAAAGAAGTGTTGATGTAAAGTAGTGGATGATTTCTTTAATTGATTAGTATTAGATTGATTTTGTAGGACTTGAAGGAATCCAATATCAAACCGCGGCTGGAGTAACAACTTTTGAGACACTCGCGCGCCTTCAAGGTATACTTGCCGCAACTTGTGTGGAAGAAAAGATTTCATATAAGATTGCTCCAACAAATACTTGGAGAACTCATTGTGGTGTAAAAGGAAAATCAAGACCAGATAAGAAACGAAGTATGTAGCGGCTTGTAAAAGAATGGTTTGGATTAAGTCCTACTGAAGATGAATGTGATGCGATTGGCATCGGAAAATATTTTAGCGATATATAGTCGCCAAGGGTGGAAATAATTGATTGGGAGAGTGAATAAAATGATTGTTTGTACTTGTGATACTTGTGGAAGAGTTGTAGAACAATGGAGCACACTTAATGTTACTCTAAATGAATTAAATGAACATAGAGACGTTTGTAATGATTGCAGACGGGCAATTCAAAAGAAATTTCAAAATTTACTTGATGAAATTACTGTAACTGGAGACAAGTAATGACTAATGAAGAAATATTAAAGGTATATAAGGGTATAGCTGATTTAAGTAAAAATAATATAGTTTTAAATATAAAAACAAGCTATATATTAGCAAAAAATCGACAATTACTTGCATCATATGTACAAATAATTGAAGAGAAAAAAATTGAACTATATTAGAAATATGGAACAATAAATGAAGATGCTACTGTTACAATACCAAAAGAAAATATGCAGACATTAGAAAAAGAATTAAAAACCCTAATGGAAATAAAAAATAAAGTAGAAATCACAAAAATAACTTTGGACGATCTTGGTGAAAATAAAATTAGTATTGAAATATTAGAAAATTTAATGCCTATTATAATTGAAGAATAAAGACACAAGATTAATCTTGTGTCTTTTTATTAAATCCAAAACCATCCACTAGTATTTCCATTAGAAGCATGTGCCCTAACACCATCAACATCTCCATCTGGATCATAATTATAATCTAACCAAACACTAACACTATTAGCTCCGCTAGTATACATATATCTTCCATATAATTCGTTACATTATATGCGTTTTTAATAAACTGCTCATACTTTCATATGAGATGAGACTATATCTTCACCCATTTCTGGGGCCTCCCGTTTCGCATCACTTAATGCTACAATTAGTCGTTGAACGTTCAGCCATTTGGTTGCTTCGCTGCTGATTGTCCATATATCTTATAATTTTTTAAACTATCACGCTTGGAATTACTTTCTACGTTGTAGTATTATAAGCTTTAGGAGTTCCCAGCAATTAGAGAGGTTTATAGACATCTAAACTTATAGTCCAACGTCTGAAGGGGTATAATATACAGCGTTATTGCCATATCCACTTTTTATCCAACTGTGCAATCCATTAATATCATTAGCATATAAAGAAACACTACCACCAATGGTATAAGTTTTTCCATCTCCAATATTAATACCATTACTTACAAATAAATTTCCACTACAAGTTGTAGTTCCAGCAGTAAACATAAGACCACTGCCAGCAGTTCCAGTAATAGTAGCTCCCTAAAGATCAATAGATCCAGTTGAATATAAAATAATATTTGTTCCACTTATACTATTTGTATTAATAGTCCATCCACCAATACTACCGCCATATCCACTTAAACTCCATCCGGTACCACTAATACCTCCAGAACTAATACCACATCCACCAATAGATCCACCAGTTGCTCTAATACTATTGGTATCAATAGTATATATATTACCAGGTGTACCACTATTTATCCATGTACCACTACTTTTATTATATAATCCACTAGAAGTAAATAACCAACCAGCAATCTCACCAGATTTTGCAAATATGTCTCCATTATTTTTAAGCTACCATTTAGTGTCATTGTCAATAACACAAATAAAATTTCCATCGGAATTCATTACAACATTTCCGCCATACAGCTATGTTGCACTAATATTCCAACCACCAATCTTACCACCAGATGCATAAATATTACCATCAAGTGTTACACCAAATTTTGATCCGGCAAGTATATAATATTTATCATTTTTACTCTAAACAGTGGCCTATTTTCCTTGTGAATATAATCCAATAGTCTATGATACACCTTCAACAGTCCCGGTATGATAAAATGAATCTTTTGTTAGCGTCCAGCCGCCAATTGAATTAACACCACTTGAACTTACATTGAAAATGTTATTTCCACTATCATCACGAACCCAAATACCATATTCACTATTCTAATTCGCTGGTGTTAAACGACCAATCTAAACACGTTTTACATTTCCGGTTTTAAGCACAATATCTTCAGATGTAGAAATCTCTAATGAATTATTTCCAATAGAATTAAGCATTTTAAAAACAATTCCATCGCCATCATCAGAAATTTCAAGACTTGACCCGCCATTTTCCCCACGTAAGAAAAATCCACGCCAAGTTAAACCAAATTTAACTCCAGATGAAGGGTCCCAAATTGCATCTTCTGTCGAAGGAATAAAATCATTATCACCCTAATACCCATACAAGCCAAATCTATCAAATCTAACAAATTTGCCAAAATTGGTTGTATCTGTTGTATCACTAAAATAAGCATTAATACCTTGACTATCCCATCTAAAACTTTGATGAGTTCCGTCGTATACAAAAATTTCACTTGTATTTATGCGGCCGGCAGTTAATAAATCTGTACTAATTCCATCACCGCGAATTGCATTTTTCCAAGTTTCTCCGCCATCATCGCTTACAAATATTCCACCTGCAATAATACGTACTTTTAAAGCACTATTTGACTCATCGGAAACTGTAATACCAGTATTGTCCCAAGTTACAGCTTGGTTTGCAGAGTTCATCACAAGATCTTTATTATAATCAAAAGTATCTTGTAACATTCCAAAACTTAAAGTACCATCCGGTTTAACTACTCCAGCAGCGCGCTCGTAACTTCCTTGAGCAAACTATAAGCTTTGTGTCGTTGTAGTAATTCTATGAAATAAATCATCAAATTGAGTTTTATAATTTTGAACTTTAATAATGTCTTTTTCAGGAGAATCGAAATAAGAAGTTAACTCACTAATAATAACTTGTTGTTTATATGGAGTTACTTTATCATCTTCATACCCAAAAAATTCTCTATCTTGAATATAACAAATATCTCCAATATCAAAAATCTTAGAACTAAAATCTTCTAAACTACTTACTCGAATTAAGGAAATATCATACTAAATTTGCGGCCGAGAAGATCTATATGCAACTTCAAGTCCATCTAAATAGTAATCATCATCATACACATAATTGGAATCTTGCCATGTACCTTCTTGAAGATAACGAGAATATTTCTAAAAGAAAGCTTTATGTAAATCACTAGTTAACTCAATTAACTAATCCATACGAGCTGTTTTTTCTTCAATATAGTTTTTTAAAGTTTTAATTGATCTCTCTAACAAAGGAATAGACACTTCAAGATTATCTATTTCATTATTTAACTAAGCAATTGAACCCATTAAAGACTAAACTTTTCTATTATTTGTATGAGACGCGGCGTAAGCTTGCGCTTCAGACCATTCAGTTACATTAGCTAAAGACATAACATCAGACTAACTATTATCTAATTTTTGTACTGAAGCACGATAATTCTCGCTTTGAACTTTTAATTCAGCTTGCTATTTAGTTAATTCAGTTCTTTTAATATTAATAGCACTAGCTAATTCATCATATTCAGTATTATATTTATTTAAGTAAAAATAATATCCAAGATTTTTACCATTAGTTTTATATAAATCAGCTTCAACTCTGTTTTTATCTAATAAACCTTGATTAATATAATAATCAAAATTAATTATAAAGTTCTCTCGTGGATAGTTTAATTTACTGCGCGCGATTGTACAAAATCCATTTTTCCCAAACTAATTTTCATTTGGTATAATAATTGCTTTTGTTGCTATTGTATTAGATACAATAGTTCTTTTTATACCTTGTAAATCAATACCATATTCAAATGAAATTCCAGTGTCATGGCCTATCTATTCAACCAATGATACATATTTTTGTGGTAAACCATTTTCATCATATAAAACCTAACCAGTTTCTTGATTATGATTAATTTCAAATCTTACCCAACATTCAAATTTTTCGGCAATAGACTATAAAATATTAAATCTATTTGATTTACTTTCTTCAATAGAAGTTATTTTTTCATAATTATTATATACTGGAATATAATTATCAGATTTTGTAGTGCCTTGATATAAAAACTACAAATCTTTAGCATCTTCTACACCATCATGATCCGCATTATAATATCTATATACAACATTTGCAATAGATTGTAAAGCAATCATGCCAGGTTCTATTCTTTGTTCTTCAACATTATCATCGTAAGTAATTTTACCGTAGGATAATTTAAAGAATTGAATATTTTCAATCCAATAAGACGCTCCAGCATTAATAAAAAATCCAATCTCTTCAAGTTTATTGGCTGGGCAAGCCCTTTCACATTCTAATGTATATTCAACCCAATCGTCGTTTATAATTGGTCCAGCGTCAATTTTAAAATATGGATTAGGATCTTCACTATCAATTATATAAGAAGAATCTTGAATTTTATATTTATATACATTACCAGTTATACCATTAGTAATATATCCACCATCTAAACTACTCTTTGCTTTATATCTAAATATATATTGTTCTCCAGCTTGAATTCCACCCAGAAGACCATTTTTAATATCCGCAGAATTAGGCGTTAAATGTTTTTTATTTGAAACAAAAGCAGTATTATAAGTAAAACCACTAGTAACCTATAAATAACTTTTTGCTTCATAATTTACTACGGTTTGATCATTTTCTCCGGTAAATGGTGGATATATACGCCATGTTAAATCTTGCCCAACCCAACCTTTTGTATCTTTAAAGTCTGATGTATTTGCAAGTAAATTTATAACTAAAGTCGGATCTGAATATTCTGTAGTTTCATATCCATAAACTTCACCATCATTATAAACATCTACATAGCGGCCTAACAAATCATCAAAAATAGTTAATTGGCTATTTACAAGTCGTTTCGCTCGAAACTAAGATGAAAAACTATCACTAATATTAAAAGAAAAAATTGGTGTATCTTCATTATTAATATAGATTGATGCATTATTGCCAGCTTGATGAACAATTCCATCAAATGTATAGCAATCACCATTAGTTACCAACATACTATTAATTTCAGTAGCATACCCATCTTCAGAGTATAAAAATTGAATTTTAGTATTATTTTCATCCAATGATGACTAATAAAGTAAACATTTTACATTAGATGGAATTAATACGGCGCTATCACCATCTGGAGACTGCTTAATAGCAGTAAAAGCTTTTTGAGTAATTACTTCATAAACTGGCTCTTCATGATATTGAATTATACGAATAGGATCTTTAGATAATTGCCAGCCGCTCCCTTCTAAAACTTTTTCAGCTAATTCTGCGGCAGTACCACTATTATTCTATAATTCACTATTAAACTCTAATTCATATCCATTTTTACTTAACTCAGTAATAAATAAATCTTCACAAGTACAAGTAATATATTTACCTTGACTATCTTCATCAATTTTCTTTATAATAAGATCATACCATTTCTTCTTCCAAAGAACTTTTACTTTTCTTTCATTTATAAGGTAAGGTAAAAATGGATTTACAATATTTTCACCTGTTATCTCATCTTTAAAACGATAATAAATCTTAAAAGTAAAAATATGAGTACCGTTTACATTAGCAACTAAACACGGTTCTACTGCGCGCGAGCTTGATCGCATAGTATCAGAACCAATTACACATAATTTTCTTTCATTAAGAAAGGGTATACCTTCAGAGGTAGTATCTGGATAGTCTTCCCATAAACTTATTTCATATTTATCCAACTATCTCACCTCTTAATAATATAAATAATTAAATTTAATAGAATCCCAAGGAACATTGGCAGTTAATATATTTTTATCAACTGGTAAATCAAAAAAATCACCCTTGGTTATAAATTTATTATATAAAGTTCCGTTCTTCTTTAAATTATTATCCAAACCTTCAATTAAATGAGTACGCATATCAATACATAAATATACATCATTATCACTAATTTTCTCAATATCTTCAATATTTAAAACTCCAGTAATTTCTTTGTTTGTCTTTAACTATAAAGAAATATCACTAATATTATCTAATGAATAGTAAATTTTAATAGGAGCTTCAATATCACCCATATTATTTAATTCTTGTTCTGTGCCAGTTTTAAATTCAATATTTCTTGTACTGAGTGCATATGGATAATATGCAACTAAATTCACACTGCCTTCACCTTTATATATTTTAATTTCTTCAAAAGGAAAACTAATATATTTTAAAGATGGCGGTGCACTACATTTTACCATATATTTCTTATAAGAAATCTCATCAAAAATTAATTCTTTAACTCCCTTAAATCCAAAAATTTGTTTAAGGCGTCTAATATCTTCATCTCTTAAATCATCAAAAGCAAAGTCAATAGTAAATGGTGTCTATGTATAAAATGTATCCCAATAATATGTTCCATCTTTTCCTGGTACTTGCACTGTTGTATCAGTAAAATTTGGTGTTAAATTTTCGGTATACCTATCTCCATTACTTACTCTTGTAATATTTAATTGAGATGAATGTATATCTCCTAGTTGAAAACCAAGGAAATCTCCGCTAAAAACACTCATATAAATTCCTCCTTTAAGAAGGGCCTATATAGGCCCTTCTATTCCTATCTCGAAGTTGCTTTATCTTAAAAAGTTTACAACATTTATATTTCTATAACTCGCAGCGTTGTAAATATCATTTTTAACACGATCTACCAGTTGATCAACATCATAGTTATTAGATAAAGAATCAACATTAATAGTAAAATCAAGATACATATTTGTACCTAAATTATTAGTAGTTCCACTATCATTATTAAAAATATTTGGCAAAACATTAGCAAGTTTTAAGAAAGCTTCAGTCTATAAAGCATTTAAAACATATTCTGGTTTTGAAGGAGTGCCATCAAGCCAAGCTAAACCAGTTTGAGTATTTAATCCACCCGTTGCATATTTTTTCTTTTTAAATTTCTCGCGTAAAGCACCAGTAGTACTTAAATCATCAGTAATCTAATGCTATAAATCTTTCTCTCTAGACCAATATGCAGAAGAATCAGAATTGCGTGACTATGCACTTGAAATTGAATTAATCGTTGCCTTAAGGGTTTCATTTTCTGCTTTCATTCCAGCAAGTGAAGCATTGGCATCTGCCAAAGCAGAATTAGCATCTCTTAAACCACTAACTGCATTATCATAAGTTTCGGTAACATGATCCATTGATTGACTTATACTGCCAATACTCATACCGATACCATATAATCCATTCTAAAGCGATACATCAAGTGTCCCACCTTGGGCTGCAATTTCACTCTAAATGGCTTCAGCAAAAGTACCATCAGCTTCACTTTTTTCTTTTAATAAAAATGCAGAAACTTCTTTAAAAGTATTGTTTAATTCATCTTCCCAAATTGCTTTATCAACTTCACTCATAGCTGACCAAGACTCTTCTTGCTATAATAGACTATAAAGATTTGAATCGGTTAATAGCTAACCGTCAGCGCCCATTGCTTCATGAAGAAGCTAAGATACATCATCATTAAATTCACCATTTAATACTGAATAATCAAGTTGAGCTTGCATAAGTTCAATTTGTTTTTCTCTCTATAATGCTGCATCTTGATTATCTTGTGATAAGCGCTATATCGCTTGATCAACCAAAGTATCTTCATAAGCTTGTCTACTATCATTAAGTCCTTGCTAAGCATTTAAAATTTCAACTTGATTACCACCAGTTGTATCTCTTCGTAAGAAAGCCAGTCGCGCTTCAGCATCAGATATTTCATCTTCCGTCCGTGTATTATCTCGAATCTATCTCTCTAAATCAATCTCACGCTCAAGTGCTTCTAATATATCGTTATTAGAATCAGTAATAGTATTATGTAAATCAGAATAATTATCAATAATTCTTTGATAAGAATTTACAAGAGCATCAAGAACTCTCTATTCAAAATCAGCATATTCTTCACGCCAAATATTCTATAGTTCACGAATCTATTTTTCAACGTCACGTACTGAATCTTCAGCATCATCCATTTTATCTTGGATTTTTTCTGCTTCACTTACAAGTTCTTTAACTTTATCATAAGTTTCTTTATCACCAATATTATTAATTGCATCCCAATCAATTTCAAGAGTTTGATCACGATCATTAAAACGGAAGTAACGACTATAGGCAGAATTAACGCCCATAAATTCATCCATCTCACGACGACGATACCCTTGAACAGTTGATTGATATTGCCGTTGAAGCTCTAAATTTGCAAGCTATTTTATAAGATTCTCATAAAGATCTCTGCCAGTTGAAGTATCTCCAAGTTCAAGAATTTTATTTTGTTCTTCTTGGAGTTTCTTTTGATCACGTTCGAGTTCAGTTATATCTTCCAGAAGATTATAGAGCCAATCGAAATCACTTTTCCATTCTTCGCGTTTTGGTTCTTTAGATCCGCTACCGCCACCGCCACCTTTTGGAGTACTTCCGCGGCCCCAATTGGAACCAGTATATGGTTGATAACCACCATAACCAGTTGGTTGATTACGAACCAATTGAACTGAACTTGGAATACCATCTTTATTAGTTGGGCCATAAACAACACTCCAACCAAGTGTATCAAAAAATGCGGCAACATCATATCCAGCTTTAATAAGCTATTCAATTATTGTCATCCATGGTGTATCATCAAGAACAGCGACGCCATTAATCTCTAAACCATTTAATGACTCAGCGGTTAGGCCATCTTCAATCATTTGCTACTGAATAGCAGCAAGCATATAACCAAATTCATCTAAACCACTTTTCGCATTTGAGAAAAAGTCTTGATTTAAAATATCAAGTAACTCTTGATAAGCTTCTTTAGATTCACGAGCTAATGTAATCTATTGAATGTGAGCTTGTACAAAATCATCACTAATTTGTTCGCCATACGCCGCGCGCATTGCTTCGCCAACTGCATGAATTGCACCACTATATTCATCAGAATCATTTGCACTATTCGCTAAAATTTTATCGTTTTTATCAAGTATTTCAGTTAATTCTTCTAATTTTGCTGCTTCTTCTGACCAGTTAACTGCTAATGCTTGAGAAATTGTTTCTTGCTATTCAGCAGTTTTATTCCATGCTGTATTCGCAGCATCAATTTCCTGAATACTTTTTAAAATCTAGTCATAACGATCTTCTGCATGTTCGTCAACATAAAACTTAGAACTAACAGCAGTACTATAATCTTGTTCATTAATACCGGGTCTAAACTCATTAATGGGTGTAATATAATCCATTGGCTGAGTTGCATACTGTTGAATCTACTGTTTTGTCTAAGTATTTGATTCTAACTAGTAAAAATAATCAAGAGCTTCTTTAATTTTTTCAACTAATACTTCTGGTTTTAAACTTAAAGCCTACTCACCATATAACTCTTGAATTATAGTTCTGACCCATTCTGCATTAAGTCTTTCATAATTTTCTGCATTTGTAGAAGTACTACTTTTATCAACTATTTGCTATAACGCTTCAGCTAAATTTAATTCTTGTCCATCAAGGGTTACATTTTGATTAGCTCTATCACTAATATACTAACCAGTAGTAATATTTTGTTCTAAGGCTGCACTATCTTTTTCTATTTCTAAAGTTAAATTCTAAATTAAAGCTTGAACTAAACTATCTAAATCTTCTCCAGTATATGTCCATTCTTTATTTTTAATACCAGAGTAAACAAATTGATTTGGATTAATTCCAGCACCAGTTAATAAACTGTATTCATCTTCACTAAAAATACGATATCCAGCACTTCCAGACTTACGATCTTTAATATCTCTCATTAAAGAAACATTATCAGTAATTTTTTTTCGTAAATCTTCAATATTAAAGTTCTTAGCCGCGCCAGCTAGTTCAATTAATTTTTGACTTGCTTCACCTAAGTTATAACCAAATGAACTAAAATTAATATCTAACTCGTCAAGTGTCCCAAAGAAGTTTTCAATACTTGAAGCATTATCTACATCAAGATATTGTAATGCATCAAATAAGTCATCTAAATCTTCAGTATCTGTTGCTTTAAATAATTTATCTAAGAAATTAGAAAATTCATCAAGAGAATCATAGTTATCTTTAGCAAAATCTGTTAAAAGTGTCGTTAGATATGCTGACTAATTTTCAGTTAAATCATTACGTGGATCTACAGCAAAATTTCTTGCCGTTTCATAAATTTTATTATATTCACTATTAGGATTACCATTTGGTTCGAAAACCTTTGAAATGATATCCGTATTAACTGGCAACTAAATTCTTTTAACAGAAGTCCAAAGCTATTCTTGTAATTCATCATTTAAATACTAAAATACTTCAGAAAAAGTAGTATCTAAACTACCATAAAGTTTTTCACGATCTGAATTTTTAATATTCGCGCCATTATTAACTAATAAATCTGATAATATTTCCTAATATTCAGGAGTTAAATTAAGAAAAGCATCTATTAAATCTTTATTATCCGATTCTAATTGCTACCGTGCACGCTCACCAGCAATAGCTTTTATTAAAGCATCTTTATCATTTTTGATATCTTCTGGTATAATAGTGGTTAAAAAAGCATCTTGATAAGCCTATTGAGCTTCTTTTAACGTAGTTATTAAACCAGAGCCCTTTAATGAAGTAATTAAGCCAAAGAATTTAGTACTTTCTTCTTCAAAGATGTTAGCGACTTTATCGCCATTAAACATCTACCCTACTGTATTAATTAAAAATGATTCTGCGACATCTGATAATTCTTCATCACCGAGCTACCCAATAGCACCTTGTGTAGCATAGGATTGATACTATTTTAAAAAGGCTTGCTAACGTGCAGTAGCACTAACCAATGAAGCTTCAAGTTCATCTGTCCACTAATCTTCTAAGCCTTCCTATAATAAATAATTTTTCTAATTAGATAATTTTTCAACATCGCGAGAAGCCTTTTGATATTGCTAAAATGCAAGATTAGCATTTCCTATATCTTCTCCACTCTAAGCTTTAATAGCAGTTCTAGCTATTTCTTCACAAGCTTTTGCCAACTCATCAGAATTTAAAGTTAAAAGTATTTCACCATTTTCAACGTCAAAATCTTCAATATACTAAGCATATGTTGCGTTCTATTCTAATAAAGACTAAACGTATTCAGTACGTGATTTTATAGCTTCAGTACGTTCTTCAAAAGTCGTAGCTTCATTAATATTTTGATTAAGTCTATTATATTCTTCTTGAACAGATTCAAATTCATTCTAGGTTTTCTTCGCTGCATCTGCTGCAATTTGTAATGAATTAGCATATTTTTCTGCTATCTTTACCTACCCAGAAGGAGATAAATCATACATTCTTTTTATTGCTACATATGCAGTACCAGCTGCCGCTGTAATTCCAGCTAATGCAACGCCTAGTGTTGCTGCGCCACCTAATGCAGCACCACCACCGATACCTAATTTACCAAGAGCCCCACCAAGTCCAGTAGAAATCTTAGTACCAATACCAGTCTTCGTAAATCTATTCCCTAATGCACCAAATAAAGTTTTTGGATTACTATATACAATCGGTGCTGTCTACCCAGTTGCCATACCCATACGGCCAGCTGGAGAATTCGCCCAAGCTTGCTAAATTTTTAACTGTCGTGGATCAATACTATTATTTTTAAAAGCAGTAATTTTTGAAGGTAAGCCATCTAAAAAGCTAAATGGCGAAATTGCTCCCGCACCTAAAGTAGTTAATAAATTCTTCCCCGGTGTAACTCCCATTGCACCTGCAGCAAGCTAAGTAAAACTCTTACCAATTTTACCACCACTTACTGCTTCAAGCATAGAGCCAAATAAACCAGCAGTTAAGCCCTTACCAACTTTAAGTCCACCAATTAATAATGCTAATTTTGCAAAAGTATTAATAAATTTCCCCGCGCCGGTATCTAATGCACCGAAACCACTAGTTAAACTATTAATAACATTTAATAATCCAGTTAATGCATCTACTCCAAGTTTAACAAGATCACTATTAGCAATACCCATAGCAAACTCATCCCAAGCATTTTTAAGACGAGCTAATTTAGATTCAAGTGATTCTTGTGTTTTTTCAAATTGTCTTGCAGATGCGCCATTTGCATTATAAGCTTCTCCAACTAACTCTTGTGTACGAGCATAGTCAGACATTAAAGCAATAAAACGAGATTGTTGACGAGAACCAGCTGCTTGAGTAGCAATATAACGCTGCTATAGAGTAGTTAAACTATCCCATTTCTTGGCAAGCTCTAAGAATATATCATCAATACCAACTTCACCAAGAAAATATCTATTTAAATCAACTCCGGCAGTTCTTAAAGCTTTTGAAACTTTATTAACATCTATTATTTCGCCTTCTTCATCAGCGCCTTCAAGCTCATCTTTATTATATAATTCTTTAACTTCTGCAAATCGAGCAACAACCGTTTTTAATGCAGTACCAGCAGTTTCAGCAGATTCACGAGTAGTTTCAATAATCTACGCTAAAAATGCCGCCGTTGTTTCAAATTCCATCCCAGCATTGTGTGCCAAAGATGCAACTTTTGTCATAGCTGTCGAAATTTCATCAACATCAGAAGCAGTAATCGCGGCTAATTGTGAATAGACATCATTAACACGCTATGCATTAACTTCATTAATTTCCATATTGAAGCCACGCACAGCGTTGGTCATACGATCTGTCGCAACAGCAGCGTCAAGACCAGCAATACGAGCCATTTTTAACGTTTCATTAGAAATGGCCATTACTTCATTAGTTTTTAAACCTTGCTGATAGTAAAGTGTAGCAGCTTCATATGCAGCTTTAGTTGTAACACCAAGTTCATTCGCGCGCTTTGTATATTCTGGAAGCTATGACCACATATCTCCAACAGAAAAGTCAGTAACAACTGCTGTTTCTGTCATAGCCTTATCTAATTCTTTAACTGTATTATACGCATCACGCATAGTACGTTTTACAAGTTGAATAGTATTATTTAATCCAAAGAAGTATTGAATACGACTCTTTAACGATTCAACTTCGCGCATTTGATTATCGAAATTAGTTAATTCTGTACCAGCTTGCTAAACTTGCTATCTAAAATTACTAAATACTGGTCCTTGCTAACCTACTTCTCCTTCAGTAGACTATAAATTACTAATTAACTTCTATAAATTCTCATTTAAATATTGCTTAACTGCGTTACCTGCACCCTAAGCATCTTGAGAAAATTTTGAAAAATCAATTCCTTGAATTTGCTACAAAGAATTTAATAAGGTTTGTAATGCTTGTGCTTCTTGGCCTTGTTTTCCTTGGAGCAAAGTTTGTAAATTAGCTTGTAATTTAGTAATTTGAGTTTGAGCTGATTTTGAACTTGTTTCAAGAGCTTTTATTTGAGTATCTAATTGAAGATTTTTATTTCCTTCTTGCTCAAGATCTTTATAAGCTTTATCTAATTGTTTTAACTAATTCGTTAATCTTGTAATATAAGTTTGCTATCCAGCAGTAGGATTTTGTCCAACTTTCGCTTGATATTTTTGTAATGAATCATTAACTGAATTATAAGCTTTTTGTAATCTCTGTAAGGCTTCTGCTTCAGTTTCAAAACGAGTTGTTCCATCTGAATCTTGAATAGTCTATTTTAAAGAATCATATACCTTACTACTTTTATTTGCAATTAATTGCTAAATCGCCGCTTGATAAGATTGTAATTTATTCTACTAATCAGCAATTTTATTATTTGCATCATCAATAGTCCCTTGAATAGTTTTTAAAGTATTATTATAAGTTTTTAATGCATTATTTGCAGCATCAATATTTCTAGTAACACTTTCTGGTAATAATTTTTCTAAATCTTTACTTGATAAATTACCTAAATCTTTTATTTGAATTTTTAATTTTTCAAATAAACCATTAATTTTGTCGGCAGATTTTTCAAGTTTAGAAAAATCTGCTTTTCCTGTTATATCTTTTCCGGCTTGTACTTCAAAATTACGAATCTCTTCAGATAATTTCTAAAAAGTACCTTGCAATCCTTTAGTAACATTTTGCGGTAACTACAATCCATTTAAACTTTTTTGAATGTCACCAAGCGCACCTTTCATTTTGCTAACTTCTAAATTAGCATCAAATGTTAAAGTAAACTTCTGTCCCGCCATTTTTACACCTCATAAAATAAAATCAGCATTAGCTAAACTAATGCTGACTATTACATATCACTATCTATATCTTCATTCAAGAAATATATTTCCATCACATAACTATTTCTTCTTGAATCGGTTGGTACGCCTTCCGCATTAAAATTACCTACTACTGGATTCGCCTACGTACCTAATCTCATAGATAAGCCAGACATTAATTTTAGCTTTGGAATTTTAATAATCCCTGTTGTAATAAGTCCAGACGTATCGTCCTTTACTCTCGTTTTTCCTTCTAACTCTAAAAAACCCTATAAAAATTGTTGGCCAATTTTTGCAACGGTTGCTCCATTTGCATAATTATAACGATAACGCATAATTACATCTTTATAAGGCTCTTTTATCTTAAAGTGAATACCAGAAGGCTCTGCATTTATTCTTTTTCCAGTTTCTTTATCATATACGAAAATTTGATCTACTGGAGTTTTTGTTGGTCTTAAAATACCAATTTCATCGCTTTCAAGTTCATCATCATAAGTAATTAATAATGGCTCTTCATCTAAAATTGATATAACTTTTGCATTATTTAATAAACCAAATTGCGTATTTGAAAACACACCTTGACTAAAAGAAAGCTATATTGCTTGTGTCGTTTCCCAAAAAACGTGCCCTCTGTTATCAAAACCACCACGTGCGGCAACGTATTCTTTTATTTCATTAAAATTACTTAATTGTATTTTATCAAAAATAGCAATACTTTCACCAGCACTGAATTTAATTCCATTTGCTTCTATATCGTAAGTAGCCTTTAAATGAACATTCTCTAAAACTTTAAAAGAACCTACATCCATATTCTTTCCTCCTAATAGAAACGGCGGAGAAGTTGCCTCCTCCGCCATAACTTTTAATATTTAATTAACCAGCATCAGGAACTTCCAGATCATACTGCACTAACTTCATCATTTCGCCAGATTCTGGACGAAGAACAGTCAGATTCATATTAAAGGTTGAAGGATCGCCTTCAGCTTCAAGAGTAATAGTCTGCTCAGCAGTTAACTTAGCCTTAGGAACGATAAACTGGAAGAACTGGTCACGGCCATCAACGTCAGAACGAGAATAAGTGTCGCCTTGAACATAGTAGGTACCTGGGAAAGTATCACCAGAAACAATAATCGTCTTGGTAGTTGCTTTAACCCAATAAGTAAACATAACTTTATGACCATCAAGATTCTTGCCTGTAGGAACAGTAAGCCCAGTAGTCCAAAGAGACTTCAGATCAGACTCGGTAAAGGCTTCATCAAGAACACTACCATCTTCATCATATAACTTAGATGTTTCATCAGTAATAGCAAAAGCAAGCTGACCATTGATCTTAACTTCGCCAGCAGGAGCAGTAGCTTCTCCACCTAAATATAACTTAACACGCTTACTACCATCAGTGGCATCATAAACATCAGCGGTAATATAATCATTAATTAATTTAATTTTCCCTTCTACAGCAGTACCAAGACGAGCAACGGCAGTTTTACGAATATATCCGCCAGCACCTTGTGTAACATTACCATCGCCCATCATGATAGACATAGATTTTGGGCTAAATAAAGCATCTTCAAGGGTTAAAGTAATTTCCTTACCATAGTCCCAAGTAATCAGTTTAGGATTACCTTTACCACCACGAGCATCAACTTGTTCTGCGGTTTGCTCAATAGTAGAAACCTTTAAAGTATCAAGAAACAGCACTGGGGCGCCCGGAGTACCATCAGAGTTGATCTTATAGAATGTCACGTCAGCAACTTCTTTGATACCATAACGATCTAAAATACTAGCCATTTAAAATGACCTCCTATATATTATAAATCTTCTATATTTCTAATCCAAAATTGCGGTTTAACTTTTTTGCTATCCGCCCCAGCAAGTAAAGACTATATATCAATAGCATATTTATCTTTTTCTTGATAATATCTCATAAGAACTGATATCGCGGCCTAGCTTAACTCTCCGACATTAAGTGGAGTTATACCCAAACCCATACAACAAATTGATGCTAAAGTTGAGCCTAAAGTTAAATTATTTTTAGACTTTGCTTTAACTCTATCACGTAAACGAGCTTTGGCTTTAAAATACTTTATTTTTGGATTTTCATCTGGATTATATGGCTCAGCTTCTTTTTCACCAATTGCTCTCCGCAAAGTATTTTGAAAATCAAAATAGTCATCTTTTCTTATAATTCGTAGCTAATCAATTGATTTTATTTTCGGTAAATCTTCTTTTAAATTACCAACTACAATCATCTACTAATCTGCCAACAATAATACTGGCTCATGCAAAAAAAACTGAAAACCTTCTACCACAATTTTTTTAATACGAATATCACTTGCCAACTAAAATAAATATGTCATTGGATCTGGAACATCTGTCATTGGAAGTTTATTCTCTGTAAACTCGTCTTCTATATCTTCTTGTGTCATTAAAAATAACTTTCGATATACTGGATAATTCTCTTCAGTTAAAATTTCTTGGATTTTAGGTGGATATATTTTACAAATTGATTTAAATCTAATTGGTAAGCCAAGAAAAGCGCTACTATCAATCATAACTTGTTATATAATAAACCATTTCATAACTAACTATTTCGTCAGTTAAGAAGTTAATCTAAAAATCTCCACCACGCATTTTTCCAAGACCATTTATAACTTTATTATTTAAACTTTTATGAACTTCTCCCATAATTGCGAAAGGCCGCAAATTAGAATCTTTAATAAACCATTGAGTTAATGGAACAAAAACTTCTATATTAATTTCAAAGTCTCTAAACTCATCATTTTCTATGTTATTGCGACCACGCACTACACGTAAAGTAACCATACTTTGTGCAGTTTCTTTGTATCCAATACGAGGAACAATTTTAATTAATTTATTATAAATTTCATTTTTTATTTGTTCATCAGTTAAATCCTATTCATTTAAAGGGTCTTTACTTGTATAATAAACTAGCTTCAAAAGATTCTAATTGGTCTAAAGACGACTTATAATCTTCTATAAATTTAATCCCAAATCAGCCAAATTACGCGTAGCCATTATTCCACACCTCCATTAAACCAGAAGTAATCTTCATCATTATCTTCTTCTGTTTTCTCTGGTGGCGCACTCAAATCAAATTCATAAATAGGATCAACGCTTACAAATTCCACTCCAGGAGTAGATTGAATGTCATAACCAGTTACTCGATAATATTCTTGTAACGGTTTTTCGCCAATAACAAAATAATCATCAATTCTTAAATTACCATTTGCTGGTAATACGAAAAAGCTAAGTTTTAAATTTTCTTCATATATAGTATCCATACGTGAACGAGATCTAATTTCATTCTTTAACATATTATCTTCTTGACCATACATATAAGCATAAGATTCTTGTTCGGAACCATCGCGCGCGGTCCACCGCAGTAAATGCGTCATTTTTAATACTATATATCTATTATATCCACTAGCTTTTATATTCTCAAGATAATAAATCATCCAAGGTACTTCAATATTATCTTTATTAGTCAGCATCAAAATCGTACCATTTGGAATATTTAAATCAATATTTGTTAACAAATATTGTCGAGTTTCACTATTATCTTGTTTATTTTTTTCTAAACTGCCAGCATAATGCTAACCTTCATACATAAAATCAACTCGATAAATTGATTTTAATAAATATAAATCAAATAAATGTTCTCGTTCTCCCTAAATACGAGACTAATAATCAGTTCCAAAACGATTTAAACGCAATTTATAAATATCAAAATAACTCATAATTTTGATAATAAACTCATACAATCAAAGACTGTACTTCTAAAATAATTATAACTTAAATAACGAAGCGAAGAAACTTTTGTATATAATTTATAATAATCAATTGTTTTATGATCTTCTGGATATGACATAAGTTCAATCAAGATAGAATTAAGAAACTTTTCCCATTCTCCACCTTTCTCATACTCACATAATACTCCATAAAGACGATTTTTTAAATTGTTATTATAACCTTCAAGAACTTCAGCCATCTATTGCTGTTGCCAAACGAGTATAATCGAATGGCTTCCTCTAAATAGATCTATAATATACGGCTTCAAGACGAGCCGCATTTTTCTTTTCCTATTCTAACATCTAATTAAATTTATCAAGTAGATTCGCTTGTGAAAAATCTCTTTCTTCATAAAGCGGTTTTACATTTTCCCATGTCAGAATAGTACGATTCAGCCACTCACACTTCATATAAGTAGCTAAAATCTAAATTTCTTCGTTATTTAAATCTTCAACAAACTGATCTCCATCTGTATCAAGAGAAACACGAGGGAACTTAAACCACGGCAGAGCGCCTTTTAAGATAGCTTTCCAATCTTCTTGCATATCTTCTTCTTCCCAAACGCTCCATTCGTCATCTAACATTTTTGCCAAAAAGGCATCATATACCGTTTGGAAGCTTGTCATTTATCATCCCTCCGCGGTAATTGTTTTTTGAAGCTCAATCCCCTTAAGAATATTTCGACCAGTAATCTCGGTCAAGTAATTTGCTTTTTGAATAGAACCGTCATTACCATGTTTAATTGCATAATCAGCAAGACTATCAAGTTGAACTTTCGTTAATTGTTTAGTTTCAGCCTTAAACTGCGGCAGCGGCATAATTTTCCAGTAACGATCTAATTCTTTATCGGTTAAATTAATAATTGTAGGTGTCGTAGCTTCTTCTGGCTCAATACCAAGTTCTTTCTTTAATTCTAAATCTTCAATATAAAGATAGCCTTCATCAACCATATTTTTAAAAGCTGGGTCATACATAAGTTCTTCAAGTACTTCTTTATCTATTGTTACATATGAACCACGCGCGGGCCACCGACGAGAAATCCGAAGATCTGGATTATCAATACCACAACGACCATTATATTGACTAATAACTTTAACTTTATCTGACATAATTTTTCTCCTTTTAACTCCAACGCATAAAGCGCATATTTTAAAATAGGGAAGGGAATTATCCCTTCCCTTTATATTAATTTATATATTAGAAACCGTAGATATCCTTTGCGGAAGTATCAGTAAGAGAAGTATTCTCATAGATAGCCCAATTGTTGTGATGCAGAATGGCACAACCCATCTTTTTCCATGCATACACTTCCATAGAGTTATCTTTATTCTCATGGTCACGAATCTGAGTCTGGCCTTCAAGAACAACCTTGACAACCTTTTCAGCACCGCCTGGCATAACATAAGCAAGACGAGGATTCACATAGGTTTCTTTATTATTCTCATCCACAAAGGACTGAGGAATCTGAACCACGGTAGCACCACGGAACACATTAATAAATCCTTGATCATGAATAGCATCAATATCTTTAGGACTATAAATTCCTTGAGCCACTTTTGTACTATCATTAGCCAGAACCGGAACAATAGCATCCGCACCCATAGCAGCGACGAACTCAGGGCAAGCAAAAATAACGGGCTGGCCATAAGCGCGGACCACGTTCATCAACTTAACCATTTCTTCTGCGTTCCAAGCACCAGCATAGCGATTGGTAGCTGGCATATCAGCATAAGCAGCCACAAGAGCTTTCTGAACTTCAACATACACAGCATTGGTAAGACCTTCAGTCACAATACCAACGACTTCTGCAAGAGACTCAGCGCCATCAAGCATACGCTCGAAGTCGATAGTAGCACCGCCACCAACGGCATGAGCACCAAGCTCGAAAGTCTCAGAATCGAGACGGAATGTTTCATAAACACCACTCAGACCAACTTGAGTGAGGAATTTCTTTGCACGAGCACGGCCAAGCTTTTTCTTAAACATAGCTTTCTGACCTTGAGCAACAGTCTGAATTTCAGCAAACTGACCAATAGCAGACATAACATCGCGAGGAAGAATTTCATCAATAGACTCAATGATAATATCATAGAGATCATAACGATTCTTCATAAACTGGTTATAAGAACCAGCAAACTCCTTTAAACCATCAGCAAAAGCTTCGTTGACATTCTCAACAGTGAAGGTATCAGGAGCAGTACCCTTAACGGCATGAAGGGCAAGTTCTCTTAATTCATTAAGTGTCATAATAATTTACCCTCCTAAAAATTAAACAGCAAGAACCTGAAGTTGGAAAGCATCCTGACCATCAGGCATAGTTGTCTTTTTAATAACTTGGATCACAGGACCAACAGAAGGAGCAGCAGAACCAAGAACCACAGCGCCTTGAGTACCAACAGCGGCATAAACAGCACTACCAGAAGCAAGTGCAGACTGCACAGCAGAAGCATTGGCATAAGTACCAAGATCAACACAGTTAGTAGTCCAAAGGTCGCCAGCAGCGAGATAACCCACGCGTGGATAGAAGTCCTGACCCTTTTCATTCTTTTGAGCAGAAAGACTGAAGTTCTTTAAACCAGGCTTACGCTCATCGTACATATGCTCAGAAGTATAATTAAGAGCATAGAGTTGGTTTTCGGCAGAAGCATCTGCGAAGGTGATCTTGTGCTCTGCTTTCTTAACGCGAAGAATCATACCATTTTCACATGGAACATTGCTAGTAAAAGCAGCAGTATCAAGAGCGCACTGGGCTTCAATGCGGCCATCACGACGGAAAGCAACATTGTTAAGTTCGACTTGGCCGAAACCATCAATAACCATTCTAGCCATTTAAATAGCCTCCTAATTACTTTTTATATTTTGATAAAATAGCAGTTAACCCATCAAGTGGGGTATCTTTGGGGACGATTCCCTCATCACTATTCTTAGTGAAAATAGAAGAATTACTCTTTTTCAGCTCATAAGCAAGCCGCATGTCAAGCTCTTCCACATCATACTCAGAAATCTTCTCACGATAGGAGTTAAGAATCTCTTCAGACAGATGCTCAGAATACTCGTCAATGACAGCATTCTTTTGCTCAGTTTCAATATTGAGCTTGTAAGCTTTCAAATTATCTAACTCTTCATTAAGAGCAGTAATAGCGTTATTAGCAGATTCCCACTTCTCGGTATATTCAGTAACCTGCTCATTAGCATTATCTCTTTCTGTTTCCAAAGTAGAGATCTGAGTATTTAACTCTTCAATTTTGGTGGAAAATTCAGAAATTTTCTCGAAGTTTTCTTGAGCATTAGTAAGAACATCACTCACAACTTCATATGTATCACCATTGAGTGCGCGCAGCGTATCAATAGTATTCTTCTCTGCTTCGGTAATATCTATAACATAGCACTTCACGATTTCGCCAAGTTCAACCATGTCATTGGAATCATCTTTTTTATAATAAGCTCTAACCATATCACCATTTTCATAATTCACAGCAAGAGCATAATTATCATAAACGGCAGTAATACCGTAATTAACGGTCCAATTGCCTTCTTCATTAAACTCTGGATTCAGTAAAGCCCAAATAGCTTCAAACTTTTGAGCATCAGAGAGTTTAAAATTAATTTTAGGCATTTTAGTACCTCCATATTGTTTTATCTAATAAATAGCTTGTTCAATTGAGTTCTGTAAAGTATAGAATGAAGCGCCTTCAAAACAAGGTTCTACATTGTCGCCTAAAACTTGTAAGCCTAAGAAACAACCTTCATCAAATACGACATAACGCCGATTGTGAATAATTGCTTCATGATATTTTAAAGATGGAGCATAAAGTTCCATAGATTGGCTTTTACCAACGATTTCATTAGCTTCTTTATAAAGAGCAGTAAAGATTAACACATCGGTGCAAGCATAAGTTCTAGTCACGCCATCTTCGTCAAGAAAATTTTCCCAAGAGATATTTGGTGATTCTGGAACAATACCATAAATACGACCCAAACTACGTGCCGCACCATGATCTGTGTAATCATCTTCTGTATATATACCTTTAACAGGAGCGTATGGAAGAGAACTTAAAAGTTTCTCAGCAAATTCATCAGTAATATAAGTTCCATTACGATTTTCATATTTATAAAAGATTCGACATCTTGCTTTGCTTAATACTTCATTATACTTTTCCAGTTCGCCATAAACGCGTACTTCAAAATCGTATAATGCTTTATCCATTTGTACCTCCATTATTATCCAGCGACTATTCATTCTAAATAGTCTTCTAGGACTTTTGATCCGCAGGAAGCTCAGGGCGGCCGACTTGACCAGTACCCTAAGTATAGGCAGAGGACAGTGGAACTAATTTCGTCAACAGGTCTAAAGCATCATTCTCCAAGTTCTTTAAATTAAGTAAATCCTTCTAGGTTATACCCAATGCTAGACTTGGTAATAAGAAGCTATAGCCACTCTGCGCGAGTTTAAAACTATCAGTAATATAGTCGCTAACATCATAATATGATATTGGCAATAAAGTGTATTTAAATGTGATATTTGAATTAGCAAAAAGAGTATTAACAATGAAAGTTAAGAAACGAGAATATTTATTACCTAAGATCATCATTAAAGCAATATCATTCTTTATAGAAATCATTAATGCTTGACTACCGGTCGGTGCAAATAATTGGCCACTAACACCAGTATTAGAATAAATATTCTATAAACTTTTTTCTAATGCATTAGTTGCTGCTTCAGATGCAGTATTAGACACAACAGAATCAACATCGGCATAAGTAGTTAAAACACTTATATTTTTATTGCCACTCATCATGTTGACCGCGCCTTGATGCATCACCGCGGCTTCTTCTGGTTCGAATAAAAGCATACCATCCTATAAATGTGGTATCTTTTGAACAATAATCTTACGAATCTCTTCTAAGTCTCTTTCTTTATTTGTTTCTACTGCTTCATCATAATCAATAGTCGCAGGAATTACATCCAAAAAGAAAGGCCTATTATCATCTGTGAGAGAAAAACAAAAACCAATGTCTGAAGGTATCCTTACCCAAGGAGTTTTTACTTGACTCTTTTTATAACGACGATAATGATCCGCAATTTCTTTTGGATATACTTTTAATGCCTATTTTTTAACATCTTCATCAATAATAGTGTTAAAATAAAGAACATTAAATTCAATTATATCATTTCCATGAAAGTCACGGAAATTTGATCTGCAATATTCTGCGGGCAAATCTAAAATGACAAAGTCATTTTTAGTTACGTTCCGGAGCACGCCATAATAACAACCATCTATAAGAGCACGTAATGAAATACGAGTAAGTAGTTCGGCTAAATTCATTCTGTCAAGATAGTCTAATGCATTATTATACCGTTTTTGTACATAAGGGGTGGAGAGTTCATTACCCGCACTTGGATTGGGGATTAATATACCTATGTATTTCAAAATTGTAGCATAATAAATTAAAATACGCTTATAAAAACCATCTTTATAGAAGAAATTGCGTGAAAGTTGTTGCTATGCCTATAAAGAACCACTATTAATTATTTTTTCAACTTCTTCTTTAGTATATTCTTTTAATTTACGAGTATGTAAAGAAAAACCTAAAGAATCATTCCAAGATTTCTCACTTTTAACTACCATATCTGCAAAAGCATTTTTAAAAGTGGTTAAATCTATCGTTTGACGTGTCTCTTCCATTTTAAGTTTGTCCTCCAGTAAAGAAAATTAACTAACGCGGCTGACCAGCTCTCATTCTAGTAACTCGTTTATAGTTCGCTTCTTCCAACTCTTTTATTCTCCATAAACCATAAGCAAATGCAGAATATTTATCTTTTGAAAAGCGCGCATTGATCTATTCAAGTACTATATCAAGGCCGCTCTTTTTTAACCGTAAGTTAGACATTTCTTCAAATAACTTAGTGGTAAGCTCATGAGGAATTAAACGTTTAACACGTTCTTCTGTTTTCATTTTTTGACCAACTTTTGTAGCAAGAAGCGCGGCTCGCGCATCTTGTTCGCTTATCAAAAAGCGAACCATACCACTATTAATACGTGAGTAGGCATTACCATGGATTTTTGAATTTAAGGGTCCATTGGCTTTCAGAGAATAGAGAATTTGTGGTGCGTCTTTCGGTTGAATCTTTTTATAGTCATCATTATTAAAGAATCCATAAGCCGGCAGTTCGTTACCATCACTATCTATCTAAATACGAATCATTTCGTCTGCAAGTCCTACCAATATTTTCCATACGATTCGCTACGTCGTATGCGTTCTCTTATGAACTGCTATATGTTTCCATATAGTTAAGACTATATCTTTATCTTTCGATATCCCCCATTTCGATCCGCTTGGATCTACGTCTTTCGACTAGTCGTTGAACGTTACCTAAGATTGGAAGTAACTTCACGCCACATTCTACCATTTTTAATCCTACCAATTATATCTGGATGTACACCGTATTCGTTAGATAAATCTACATTTCGTTCTCCATTATTCCCACGAATATAAATTTCTTTAACTTGCTCTGGTGTTAACTTTGCAGCGCCATTTACTTTTGCACGTAATCCATTATTTATAGCATGATGAATATTCTCTTCACATGTTACCCACTCAAGATTATGTAGACAATTATTTGTTTTGTCTCCATCAATATGGTTAACTTGTAAATTATTCATGTTTGGTATTGGTTTAAAATTCTCCATTACCAATCTGTGAACAGAAAATGTATGAGTTTTACCTGGCTCTAAATCTAAACAGCATAACCGAACTTTCATGTATCCGTCTTTATCTTTATGCTACTTTAAAAATTTACCAGTCTTCTAACTCCAAATCTATCCATCATCTGTAACATAGTAATTATATCGTAATGAATACTTACAAATAGTAATAAGTTTCTTTTCCATATATACACCTCCAACAAAAGTGTCTTTTTCTTAAGTCTTCGCTGCTGATTGCCCTCGGCTATACGTTAGGGGTTTCCAGCAATTAAAGGGATTTTACTTGAGCATATATCTACCCAAACCATTACAGTCTATGACTACTTCGCGCGGCTGATATGTTGCAATAAGTTCTTTTAGGTCGGCCGCCTACTAGGTAAAAGTCTTGGTTTCAGCTTGACGTCCAAGGACAAATAAATTTACAAGCGTCGAATAGTATTTATTATCACGAATATTGACACGCCATATACAAGCAACTGTCTAGTCGTGTAATCTACCTACGTCTACTGAAATTAAGTAGAAAACATCTTTACTGTCTCTAAATTTTTGAGTCCATTCTGGATTCTTAATTTTTCGATATTTGGTAAGTTTAGAATAGTCAAACCAAGAATCTTCACCACCGCCAAGCCATACACCAAGGTACTCAGCCGCGAATGTAACTTCATTATAAGAAGGAGATAACTTCAAGTTTTTTACATATGTAGGATCAATTAACCCATGCATCGCTGGAATCCTATAATCAAGCCCTATACAGAAACTAGATTTT